GTTCCTCCTCTGCTTCCTTAGCCTCCTTAGCTTCTTGCTCCAAACGAAGACGTTCTTCCTCTGCGGCCTTGGCTTCTTGGTCTTTTTTTATTTGTTGATCTAACAAAAAACGCTCTTCTTCTAGTTTACTTTGTTTTTCTTGTAAATCTTCTCTACTTATTTGACTTTCTAAACTGTTTAAACTACCATCTTCTAAATGTTCAGTAGGTTCTTTTAGGGATGTTTCTTCGTCTACATCACTTTTATGTATCTTTTCACTTTTTCCAAAAATAGCATAACAAAAATTTACAAACGAATCGTAGATATTTTGCATGTATATATTTTCATAGTATTTATTTTTAAATAATTTATTCTAGAAAATAATCATAAATACAAAATAGTTATATAATGTATAATACAATTTCAATGAGTGAAACAAATAATTTCATTTTACCTTTATACAAAGTAATAGTTTTAGACGATAAAGGGATACCGAACAAGTTGATAATATTTAATAGCAATGAAGAGTTTATTTTACCTGATGATTCTATATTTGATGAACATGAAAAATTGGATTTAGAAAAATATTCATTACCAATTACTACAAGTAAAATAAAATTACATCTTGATGACAATATTCGAACTATAAAACGTCAAATTATAAAGGAACTCGGATTTAACTCTATTTCTTATGAAGAACTTTATTTATTTGGAAAAACCGAGACAAATGTAAATTTGCCGGTTATTTATTCATCTCTAGAAACAAAAAATAAAGGGATTTCTAAACAAAAGTTAGGGCAATTATTGATGAATTTTGATAAAATAAATAATTTGGAAACTTTAGTAGGTTTGAACAAAGAATACTATTCATATAAAGAAATTGAAGAATCTCTTCAGCTAGATAAAAAAAATCTCGTTCTCTCTTTCCCCATTGGCCATAAGTTTGATAAATATCAAGATTTTATGTTTAGTTCAAATCCATATGATAATTTATCTTCTTTGGACGAAACTTATAAAATGAATATTGAGAACCCATTACTTACATTTGAAAACAGTTTATTATTAAATTATCCTAGTTTATTTAAAGATACGATTTATGTATGCTGTGCAGAGAATGTTTTGAAATTTGCTCAAAATAACGACCTTTCTTCTATTAAATCACTACAATATTATTATCCACAATTAATAACAAAAGAAGTATCAAATATTGAAGAATTAGAAACTAAAAAAGAAAGTCTAATAGAAAATACAAAAAGTATGTTTGAAAATGTTTCTGATGAACGAATTAACTTGTTATATGAAGTTTCTGAAAAAGATTTTTCTATTCAATATGAGAATAAAGGAATAACAAAAATAAATCTAACATTACACCCAGAAAAACAAACAATTATACCTTTGGAAAATATATTCAAACAAACTTTTACTAGCAAGGATAAACCAATGATTAAATATAAATCTGGATTCAAAAAAGAAGACTTATACCGATTATATAGTATTGGTTATGCAGAAAATGGTAAAAAAATACCATATCTAACAAGACAACAAATAACAAATTTTTCAAAAAAGATTACTGGGTTACGTTCTTATATTATGTATATTTTGAATAAAGAAATCAATCAAATAAATCATTACTTCGTATGTACTGTTGAAAAAAATGGAAGTATTCATATTGATGCAACTTTTGATATGCCAATTTCAAAAAAAAAGGTTATTGAATTAGTAACTACCACTTTAAATGATATCATCAAGAGTATTAATATATATTTACAAAAACAAATGCATCTACGTTCCATCGATAATTTACAAAATCCTTCAATTGAAGTAAGTGGTCTAGATTATGTTATCGAACTACCATCTTTAAAAAATGTGCAAGATAAAGAATTTTATTTACTTACCAATTTATTTACTATTACTGAACTAAATAACAATAATGTAAAAATGCGTTATAGAAGAGTAAATAATTTTAAAGAAATGGATAGCATTAATGCTTTGATAAATAAATTATATAAACAAAATATGAATGATATGGCAATAATCAACTTAGTGTCTACAAATTTTGATATTTTACCAAGTAAAGCAAATGAGTATTTAATAAAATATTTAAATGAGTTTACTATGATTCATGGAAACTATGTAAATAAAGAAATAGATGTTGTTGATAATCCAGGATTTGATTCTTTGTATTCTTACGATGATGTGGAAAAAAAAATAAAAATAAAAATTAATGATATAGATTCATTTGGATACATCGATTTAATTGAAAATTATATTTCTTCTTTTTTGAAAATGACTATTTATAAAGAAGAAACTGGTATTTCTAAATCTAAATTGGATTTGTTAAAAAGAGAACCTCAAAAGAGTAAAATAGACGAACAAGGAGATAATTTAATTATTTCAGAAAATATTAATGATTTTGCATATAAAAGAAATATTACAGGTATAATCCAAAATAAGAAAGAAAAGGAAGAGGAAGAAGATGATGATGGTATATTTTTTACCGAAGAAGATGAAGAACAGGAGGAAGAGGAAGAAAAAGAGGAACAAGATTATGGAAGTGAAATAGAAAACGATAACGAAGATAACAATGAAATTGCAAATGTAGAAAAGGAAGAAGACGAAGACGAAGATAGTGAAGATGATGATATTAATTTTTTTACAAAAGGAGGAGAACGTAAGAACTCAAGCGGTACGTTCTTTTATAATAAATTAAAAAAATATGAACCTACACTTTTTAAAAAAGAATCAGAAGGTATGTATGCTAAGATTTGTCCATCTCAATCTAATCGTCAGCCCGTAATATTAACCAACGAAGAAAAGGAAGCCATAGATAATGACCCAATCGCAAAATCAGCTTACGGGATTTCAATTAGATATGGAACAGACCCAGAAAAACCTTACTGGTACATGTGTCCTAGATATTGGTGTCTAAATACAAATAAACCAATGACAGAAGAACAAGTGAAGAATGGAGAATGTGGTGGGAAAATTATTCCAAATAAACTTAAAACTAAGATTCCTGAAGGTCATTACATATATGAATTCACAGATGACCGTCAACATAAAGACGCCGAAGGAAATTACTTACATTATAATCCTGGATTTTTAGATAAATCTAAATCCTCTGAAAATATTGGTATACCATGTTGTTTTAGAAATCCATTTAGTGCGAAACAAAATACCAGAAGACAAGAACTAAATATTAAAGAGGATGACATAAGTTATGGTAATGAAGAACTACTCTCTGGCGAGAAAACCGAAAAAGTCCGTTCGGAACATACATATAAAAATGTATTAAGTATTGAGCGAGTTCCACTACCTGAACACAGATGGGGGTTTTTACCGTTATCAATTGAGTTATTCCTACGAACAGACAATAGTACATCTACAGAAACTAACAATTCAAGTTATATAAAAAAGAATGAGTCTCCAATATTAAGGTATGGTGTTGAAAAATCATTAAAAAGGTCGTTTGTTGCGTGTATTGCCGATATTTATACTTATCATAATGATATGGCGGTTCCTACAATTGGTGAGATGATAGAAATTATAAGTAATAAGTTAACATTAGACCATTATTTAAAAGTACATAACGGTAATCTAGTTTCTATGTTTCAACCAAAAAAAATAAATAATTCAGATTTAAATACAGAATATTATCAAAATACCAAATTTTATAATTCAATCGATTTAAATAATTCATCTCAAAATACTTTTTTAAAATTTACAATTGCATCATATGAATCATTCTTATCTTTCTTAAAAAATGAGGATTCTTTTATTGACCATTCATTATTATGGGATATTGTTTGTTCAAAAGAAGTTGGTTTATTTCCAAAAGGTTTAAATTTAGCTATCATGGAAATAGAAAATAATGATTTACGAGATAATGTATCTCTTATTTGTCCTACAAATTCATATTTAAGTTCTTACTTTGATAAAAACAAGGGGACTGCGTTATTGATTAAACACGGAGAATATTATGAACCTATTTATATATATGGTAATACTAGGAATGAACAAGCCTCTAATAAAGTTAATGCTATTAAGATTTTTTATAATGAAAATACACCTACGAATTTAACAAGTATAATGGGTATGATAGAGTCTTCTTTATCAAAGTATTGTAAACCAAAAGATAAACCTACAGTATATACCTATAAAAATAATTTATCAGCTCAAAAGGTAAAAGACATTTGCGAAGAATATAATATTATTGTTCATGAGCAGGTATTAAATTTCAGAGGTCAAACAATAGCACTAATGGTATCAGCAAGCCAGACAAGTAATAAAAAGTTATATTTACCAACACGTCCATCAAACATGATAAATATAGACCATATCTTTATAGATTCTGTCAAATGGCTATCTTATCAAAGAACCGTTAATATGTTGCAAGTGATTTCAACTAAAACAGATGGAAAATTATTAAGTAAACCAATTGTAAAATTAGAAGAAGATGGTCTTATAGTTGGAATAATTACTGAAACAAACCAATTTGTTTATATAAATGAGCCAGTTCAGGACACTGCACAAGACGAATTAAAAACTGTTAAAACAACCGGATACAATAATTATTATACCATTGATAATTCATTAAGTATTAGTAATAAAGGTGATAATATTCGAGAAGAAAGTATAAAAACTATTTCTCTGGAAACAAAATTTTACATACAATTTCGCAATAAATTAAAAGATGAATTAATGGATTTGTTAAATCAAGAAAAGACAAAAAAATTACAAGAACTAGCTCATTCCAAAGAATTTGTATATGAAAAAAAAAGAATCCTTGTAGAGGAAGAAATTAGATATTTACTTAAAGACGTAGTGCAGTTTGTTTCTTTTACTCCAGAAACATTAAACACTATATATAAGTTGAATAATCTGTTTTTAAAAAATGAACATGGATTGTGTATACATAATGAAAATTTACTTTGTTTACCAGACACTAATTTAATAAACGGCGTAAATAATGAAACTTTGTATTATTTAAAATTAAGTGACGAAATATGTCGCTTTCATAGAGTACAATCTTATCTATTTAATAGTCAATATTTGCAGTTTTCGAATTTAGATTTTAATTTGTTAAATAGTGAAATATTGTTAATTCATACTGATGTTCACGGAGAGTATTTTGATAACTTACCTGTAAAAAATATTAATAAGGATGTGAACTTTATACCGCATAATATTGCAAATCCTTTAGATATGAAAAATAATACAAAACAAATTAAATTAAAAGACCAAAAATTACAGGATAAGATATATGATATAAATGAAATGGAAAAAACGTGCATAAAAGAAATTATTCCTTTAAGAAATGAGTATAATTTAAGAAATTTATTTGATAATACTTACAAAGAAATTATAATAAATAATAATTTACTTTGTGGCTATTATGTTTTATCTTATATATTTTCGCACTTTAAACACGTTCAATATAACATACAAGAAATTAAACAGAGGTTAATTAATGCCTATAATAATATTTTACATGAAGATAATCCTGAAGATTTTAAACTGCGAATTTTGAATATACTTGCAAAGCAATCGAAAAAAGATTATGTAGTTAAAATTAAAAAAAATCAGTTGACTATTACTAATATGATTTTAAATGACAATTATTTTATTTCACAAATAGATGTTTGGTTATTATGTCATGTAAATAAATTTCCAGTTGTTCTTTATGCGACTGATAATTATTTATCTATGCAGTTAACAGAGAATTATATAATTACTTCGGAAGAATTACAGTCAAATAGGTTTTTATGTATTTATTTTGATAATAGTGTTACCGAACAATCTTTCGATTCATCTATATCTATTATAGAACCATCAATTGATGGTTCAAAATTATTAGAAAACAATATGAAAATAGTTGGCCTTAAACAACATTTACGTAAGTACAAAATGAATCTTGTCATAAAGAAATAAATTTATAATAATTTTTATTATTATAAATTATATCCGGAATACCTGATTCGAACAGGTGACCCTTTGATATACTATAAACCACTACAGTCAAATGCTCTGCCAACTGAGCTAAATCCGGAATGTGCATAGCACACAGTTATTATTATTAATTTTTTATATCTTTTTTCAATCATATAAATCGTCTTCTTCATTAGTGAAAAATAAATGTTTATTTTCATTATATCTTTTTATATAAAAATCATCATCTACATATGAATCAAATTGAATATTTAAATCCTTCATCATTTTCTTTGTAAATGGATTAAGCCAGTTAAAAACTAATTCTTCTTCAAAATTATATTGATAATCTTCTATATTTAATTTTAAGCATATAAATAAAGATTTCCATATTTGATAGAATAATACATTTGTAGGATGCATACAGTGTGAAAATAGATATTCTTTATTAAAATTTTCTTCTATATAATCAGCAATGAATGGGTGCAAATGTGTTTCATTAATTTGTTTACGAACAGTATTTACACATTTTTTGAATTTATCTTTATAATCTATTTTATGTAAATCTGTCCAATTAACGTAATCATTTTTATTTTCACCATAACCATTCCAGTTTATAGGGAATATTGAAAAACGAATACTAACGGTCTTTATAATAATAGTGTTTTTATTATTATTTTTAACATAATTTATTATTCTTTTATTCGAAGCTTGATTATCAATCGATAACGGATTATTAGATATAATTAAAATATCTAAGTTATCAAATATATTATAGTCTAAAGTACCTTTATATTCCCAGTAATCTTTATCATATTCGAACCATGACAACGCAAATTTGATATTAAAGTCATTTTTTGAACATACTTCGTTATTTAAAAAAAAATTATATGTATAAGTCAATTGACAACCACCAAACAAACCGACATTTTTCATAAAATATGTAAATAAGTAGAAAAAAATTAATACCAAATATTTATTAATTTTTGTATTTTATATAAATCTATTTAAATTCCCAAATCATAATCATCATCTATTTGTCCAACGTCCATTTGTTTCATATTGGATAAACTATTGCTTATAGTTATATTGTTTTTAGAACAACTATCGTTTTGGTCTTCTAAACCAGTAAACATACGATTTATTTCTTCTTCTCCTTTGTTTTTACTAACTTCAATGTCGTCAATATCTTTCATCGCGTCTGTATCTAATACCACTTGGAACATGCCTGTTCCATAATTTCCTGTTTGGCCCATCATTACACTCGCAGAAACTCCGCGCATATAATCAAGACTCGCGTGTCTAGAAGCATCTAGCAATACTTCCGTATGCACTTCAAATGTGGACTTAGAAATAGGTCCCACGTTATCATTTAAAATACCTGAACGGAAAATAGCAACCATGTTATGATTTGCTGTCATGCGGTCACATAGTACACTTAAATGATGATAATTAATATATACATCACTGAAATCCATGACTTCAACAAATTCATTGTATAATATTTGTCTAGCTGCCTCTATTCCGAGGACATTAAATACTTCTTTGATATCATTACTGTAAGTTCTTTTATTATCAATAAAATCAAAAGCCAATACGTCCATCAAGTTTGAACCAGTTGTATCTAATACATATACATCTTTCTGCAAATAGCGGTCGTCCTCTTTCACTACCATATTTTGCAACTTTCTTGGTAGTACATTAGTAATTCCAGGTATTCCTCGCAAAACAATATTATTTAATAAACTATCCTGGAAATTTCTAAGTAAATAAATTTCATCAGATTGGTCAAGTGTTTCTTGAATATTTTTCTGTTTTTTACTTTTATTTAATACACTACTATTCATACGAATTCTAAAGACCAAATTATTTGAGTTATAATCATTGTATACACAAGATATTTCATTTCCATGACTATTATTAATTGCGAAGTGAATATCATCCATAGTTATATTTTTTTCTAGCAATATTTCTTGATTAAATTCCATACGAATAATCCATTTTGATTTGATAACAGTATTATCTATTTCTTCACCTATACAATCATCCATAATTTTTTCAAATTCATAATATTGTTGCATTAGTAACTGGTCATCTTCAATAGTTGTTTCTTGGTCTTCTGGGTCAAAACATATTTGTACTTTTTTAATTAGTTCTACTAATTTTGTATGTTCCAATATATTTGCATAATGTGATGCTTTATCTTGACTTGTTTCATCCATAGACTTTAAATGCACTGTTAAAGATGGGTTTTTTGGATTCTTTGTCAAGCGCAAAATTTCTTCAATACGTGGAACACCACGAGTTACATTTGATTTTGATGCTACACCAGAAAGATGAAAAGTATTTAGTGTTAATTGCGTGGTAGGCTCACCGATGGATTGTCCAGCAATTACTCCTACTGTTTCACCTGGATGCACAACTGCTTGTTTATAACGAAGAATAATGGTTTCTAATAATACGGTTAGGCCTTTTCTATGAAAACGTTTTTTAGTAATCAAATCTCTAGGATTTAAATAAAACAAATACATAATTTCAAATAATTTGTTGGGTTGAATAAAATTACTTCTTTTTAGTTTATTTAAATATTCTTCTATTAAATCAAATGCTTCTAATGGTGTTATATCCACTAAAGAATTTACATTAAGATTTAATTGCCCTTGAATATTTACAATTATATTCTGAAAAGCTACAGGCATACGAATACCATTATCATTAGAGTAATTGAATACATTTTCAACAATCTTATTTCTTGCTTCGAGCATATTATCTATATACACTTTGCATTTTGCTGACATATCTTTCTTTTGTTTTCTGAAACGTGTAGCAGTACCCTTTGTAAATAAATTTACAATTTCGGTTGTACCCAATATATCATAATGAGCATATATATCTTCAACGCTCATACCAACTAGAGGAATAAACTGGTTTTCTGTTTTTGTAGAGTCAAAATTATCATCACCATATTTAAATTGGATAATTTTTCCCATATTATTTCTAATCGTCATATCATATTCAACTTTAATGTCTTCCAAGCCTTTGATGAGTCTTCTTTGAATATACCCAGTTTGAGATGTTTTTACAGCAGTATCAATTAGACCTATACGTCCACCCATAGCATGAAAGAATAATTCAGGGGCGGTTAAACCAGAAATATATGAGTTTTCGATAAAGCCACGTGCAGACGGACTATCATCAAACTTACTAAAATGAGGTAATGTGCGATTATCAAAACCATAAGGAATACGTTTTCCATCAACGTTTGTTTGACCAAGACAAGAAATCATTTGAGATATATTGATGAGAGAACCCTTTGAACCGCAATTCACAATCATCAAGAAACGATTATTTTTACTTAATGAATTTCGCCCAATCTTACCAGCTTGCTCAGTAGCCTTATTTAATACATTATTAATATTTAACTCAAATTCTGTATTATTTGTATTAGATGTATTATTTTCAAATGTACCGAGATGTACTTTTTCAATAATTGATTGTACTTCCTGCTTTTGTGTAGTAATAGCATGAATAATATTATCTTGAGTTTTTTTATCAGCAATCAAATCACTAATTCCAACACTGAAAGAACTAGATTTCATATATTCTGTAATAATATTTTGCAAATCATCAACAAAGTTTGAAGACTGCATATTTCCAAAATCATTACATATTCTATGTAAAATGCCTTTGGTAGTAGAACCAATAACCTTCTTTTCTAGTTGTCCACGTATATATTTACCATCTCGTATTTCTAATATATTACTTGATGTTTGATAATCCTCATCATCTTTAAATAAATTAGTTTTTCCTACTAATGTCATTGGTGGTAAAATTTGTGATAAAATATCATAATTCGCTATTTTACCGTTTACTATATTTAACTTAGTAGGGTCTACGTGTTTAAACATCATAAGAATATTCATTGCATCTCTTGGTGTAAATTTTAATTCAGGTCTAGTGAAACGATAAGAGCCAAGAAGAGAATCTTGATAAATACCAATAATTGGTGAATTTCCTGCTGGACTAATCATCTGATATGGAATAGCTGCCAAATGTTTCAACTCAGTTTCTGCAAGAACGTTTTGAGGCATGTGCATATTCATTTCATCACCATCAAAATCTGCATTATATGGTTTTGTATCACCAACATTCATACGGAAGGTATCTCCTTTTTTCATAATCTTTACTATATGACACATCATAGACATTCTGTGCAAACTTGGTTGTCTGTTAAAAAGTACCGCGTCTCCGTCCATCATATGTCTATGAACAATATCACCGTCCATAAGACGAACAGAATTTCGGTCAACATATCGAAGTGTAATATTTTCTCCATTCTTTTTTTCCAAAATCTTTGCTCCTGGATATTCATCTGGGCCATTCTGAATTAATTTCATTAAGAAATCTCGGTTACGTTCATTTACCTTAATTGGTTTGGTTATATTCATTGCGATTTTTAACGGAACACCTAATTGTCGAATAGATAAATTTGGGTCACCAGTAATTACTGAACGAGCACTGAAATCTACACGTTTACCCATTAGGTTACCACGAATACGTCCAGTTTTACTATTTAATCGAGACATGATGCAATTCATAGTTCTACCTGAACGTTGTGCCATAGGTTCTGCTCCTTTAATTTTATTATTAACAATCATAGCAATTAAATATTGTAATGTATCTACAAGTTGTTCAATAACGTTGGGAGATGCATTGTTTGCTATCTTTTCCGCAAGATCGGTATTATTTTTAATAATGCTACTATAAATGTGTGTCAAATCATCTTCACTCCTTTGCTGTGCATCGTGTTTTACGGATGGCCTTACTGATGGAGGAGGAACAGCCAAAACTTGACAAACCATCCACTCTGGCCTTGAATAGATTGGGCTAAACCCCATAAAATGAACGTCATCGTCTGATATACGCTTAAACTGACGAAGCAAAAACTCAGGCGTTAATTTAATTTCAACTGAAGATTTTTCTCCATCAGTATCTGAAACATATTCAATTGTTGCTTTAATTGTGGCAAATCCTTCTAGCCGTATCTTAGACGGTTGTAAACAACCACAACCATCATCAGTACATTCTCCACAGCGAGTTATATTACCTCGAAGATTTGAAATATATTGCCATCGTTTCTCTGGCGGGTAATTCAATATATGTGTATGTTGATTTTTATTTATTAGTAATTTACTACACTTATAGCAAACCATTTTTGATATTTTCATTATTTCTTTAATATGTTGAACATAAAATACAGGTCTAGCCAGTTCAATATGTCCAAAATAACCAGGGGTATCAATATACGTATATCCATCGGTTGGACATATTAGACCAGGCTCCAATACTCCCATTCGGGGGTCAAACAAACCACCAACAACCGGTTTATTATTTATATATGTATCTCGCGAAGAAATTTCAACTACAGAATTCCTTCTAATTTCTTCAGGTGATAACATACTAAATTGTACACCAATTATTTTTGATGATGCCACATTTGTATCATTACTAATAGAAGACATTTCTATATTATATAACTATATACTATTTAAATATTTTAGTTTGGATAATCAATTTTTATAAGACAAATATATTTAATATTATAAAATTTTATTATATGTTGCATATTTTCAAAATGTGTATTTTATATAAAAATTGATTATAAAATTATTTAAATCCTTCTTGATAGTTAAGTCAAGTAAATAAAATGTTTAAAAACAAACACGGTAAAGGTGAAGATAATAAAAATAAATCCAAAAAAAAGGATGTTAAGAATAACAAAAAAAGAGGTTCTGTAGATTCTGATGAAGATTCTGATGTATACGAAACATATAGTGAGTCGGAAACTGAAGATAGTGAAGATGAATCTGATTATGTTGCACCTAAATCTAAAAAAAATAAAAAAATAAAACAAAAAAAGATAAAAAAATATGATTCAGACGATGATGATGATTATGATATTGACGAACTAGACCATCATTCTATTCAAAAACTTATATCAAAGATTTTACCTTCTAAATATTACAAAGATAAAGTGAAAGAAACAGAAAAGAAATTAAAAAATCATAAATATAATACTCGCGAATATAAGAAAAAAAGGAGACCATCTATCAGTTCAGAAGAGGAAGAAGATGATGACGATTACTATTATGATGACGAGGACGATGAAGATGAAGATGATGAAGATGAAGATGAAGATGACGATGACGATGACGAGGAAGATGAAGATGAAGATGACGAGGAAGAGGACGAGGAGGATGAAGATATAGAAGAAGACGAAGAACAAATATTTAATATTGTTTTATTAGGTACAGACGGCAAGGAAGAAGAACAATATATTGACGATAATGCAGATTGTGATAGTGATGATGAAAAAGCGTTTATGAAAGAAAATTTTGAAAGTGATTCAAAAGACGATTCAACTAAAGGTGGTTCTCCAAGTAAACATGAAAAAAATAAAAAAGTTAAATTGGATGAAGATAATGAAATCATACTTACCGACGTCGAACAAGAATATCTAGATTTAGTTGAAACAAAAAAATCATTACAAAATCAATTAGATAAGAGACCAAACAGTAAAGTATTAAAAAAAGCAATAACTGATTGTAAACGTTCTATTATGAAGTTAGTAAAAAAAGGTAGAAATAAGAATGCAAAGACATACCATAAACTTATTCATAATGATAAGAAAAAGGAAAATGAAATTGACTATTTCAAAAAAAAGCTATCCAATAAAGAACAATTACGTGTAATGAAAGATTTGAAAGAAGTTAATAAGCATATTAATATAGATAAGCCTTATAGACTTAAACTTTTAGATAGTAATATACCACCAAACTTTAAGGCAGTTGCTATGCAAAGACTGAATGTTCTTAGAAATATGGAACCTGGTGACCCAGAGTATTATAAAATCAAAAATTGGGTAGATACTTTTATGAGAATTCCCTTTGGAATCTATCGAAGTTTATCTGTAAATATAAATGACGGCGTCGAAGTATGTAATTCGTTTATGGAAAATGCAAAAAATCGATTAGATAATTGTGTATATGGATTAGATGATGCAAAATTGCAAATTATGCAAATGATGGGTCAATGGATTTCAAATCCGTCTGCAATGGGTACAGCCATCGCCATTAAAGGACCAATGGGTACTGGTAAAACAACCCTAGTAAAGGAGGGTATTAGCAAGATACTTGGTCGTGAGTTTTCGTTTATTGCACTTGGTGGTAATAGTGATAGTAGTTTCCTAGAAGGACATTCATATACATATGAAGGAAGTACATGGGGTAAAATTGTACAGATTCTTATCGATAGTAAATGCATGAATCCAGTTATCTACTTTGATGAGTTAGATAAAGTAAGTGATACAGCTAAAGGTGAAGAAATTATTGGCATTCTGACTCATTTAACAGATACAACACAAAATAGCCAGTTTCATGATAAATATTTTTCAGAAGTTGATTTTGACCTTAGTAAATGTTTGTTTATATTCAGTTATAATGATGAGTCGAAGGTAAATCCCATTTTGCGAGACAGAATGTATCGCATTCAAACAAAGGGATATGATGCTAAAGAAAAATTAGTTATTGCACGAGACCATTTACTTCCTACAATTCGCGAACAAGTCAACTTCAAAGAAGAGGACATTACTATTCCAGACGAAACTATTAATTATATTAATTCTACAGAACATCTTACAAACAAAGAGCAAGGTGTTCGTAACTTAAAGCGTTGTCTAGAAATTATTTACACCAAACTAAATTTGTTTAGACTTACAAAGAAGGATTCAAAAATATTCGATAAAGATATGAATATGGAAATCACATTCCCAATTACAGTTACCAAAGAACATGTAGATAAGTTTATTAAAAATGAAGATGGTATTAATCAAAGCTTTCTGGCAATGTATATTTAAAATAATTTAAATATAAAAAAATATTTAATATAATATTTTTTTATGGAATTAACTGAATTAGATTTATTGATTCAGGCAAAAGAAACACTCTCGTGTATACCTATTCTAAATCAAAGTGTTGAATATGAGAATATAAATTTTAAAATAAATTGTATTATTCATAAAAGATGTAATCATGATATTGTTTTTGATGACATTGATATTGATATTGAAAGATGCGAAACAATATGTTATTGCACAAAATGTTCTTTGACGTTTACTGTTCAATTCATTAAAGATTATATGCTTTCTACATTAGACCATGAAAAAAGGGAGCAATGGAAAATTATTACTAAAGATGGCATTTTTGATTTACTTGATATATATGTAAAAAATAATTGGTTACATTTTCAAATATGGTGTCCAGGCTGGAATAATCCATCAAATACAATTAAATTTACTTTAAAAGATGTATTATATAGTACAGCAGATAAAACTATCATATATATAAATACTTAGGCGCTACCTATTATTTCTTCTCCTGTACTCATATTTCCTCCTCTAGTATTTAAAAGATTTACTTGGTCTTCACTCAAACAAAGACCACCAGTTGATTTTGATAATCCTTGTGATTTATTTACACATTCTGTATTTGCTTTAGTGTTGCCAATAATGTCAATCTTTGCATCAGCAGCTAAAGGGTCGCAAAATAATCCATTGAAGCCGAATACATTTTTGCATTTTTCTACTGCTTTTGCACAATCATTTTGTTCTTCTTTAATAAGATGCATGTTGTAGTTATTTAATGCAGAATGGTCATCTTTCTTTGTATATCCCAATATTTTAGATTTATCTTGAAAACCTTCGAATTTTCCTTCTTTTTTAAATATAGAATCAGCATAATGAGGAGTAAAATTAGTACAAGATAAAGTGGTAGACGATAAAATAATGAATACGAATAAGAAAATAACGAAAAAGTTGAAATAATTGAATTTCATACTATATATTTAAATAGAGAAAAGTTTTACTAAATTTCTTAAGTAAAAACAAACATAAATAATGATTCTATTTATATTTATACAATGTCAGGATTGTCGAATAATGAAAAACTTCAATTACAGAAAATGATTAATGAATCAGAATGTGATGATAATACGAGTCAAATAAGAGAACTCAAACATAGCATTTTACTTCGAGATAATATTCGCAAATTAGATACTTTTCGCAAAGCAAATATAGAATTGCAAAAAACCAATTATAATGAATTTGTAAATCAAGCTAAAGATATTGTTCCTTTTCTTTACAATTCTTACACAGATATTTTTAATCGCATTACTAAGGATGAGTTGGACCTAGAGATTATGACCAAATTGTTAATCGTTTTAAAAATGATAGAAGATGATAAGATTAATCAACACGAGGGTTCTGTTATGGTTGGTAAAGTATTGAAAGAACTCTATGTAGACAGTGCATTAAAACGCGGTGAAAATTTAGATGAACAGTACAAAAGCGCAGAACCCACTCCAAAAGAACATGGAAATATTAGTTGGAAAGAATATAAAAAATTACATATGAAATAATTTTCATTATAAAATTGATTTATCCGTTAATAGAGAAACATATAGACGTAAAGTAGTAATAAGTAATATTAAAATTCAGATGGAGACAATTAATGATGTATTACAGAAAGAAATGGAAAAATATAATAAAATTATTGAACAAGCAGAAAAAAATAAAAATATAGTTATTGAACAACAGCAACAGTTAGAGTTGTCTAACGCAAAAGTTGCTGAAATACAGCAACAGATAGATGACTTACAGCAAAAAAAAGATATATTACAGGAAGTAATAGATTCATATTCGAGAAAAGATGTTAAAATACAGCAAGAAATAGATAAATTACAGCAACAGAAGGTTAAATTACAACAATATAAAGATTTAGATGCGTCAAAAAATGTTGAAATACAGCAACAGATAGATGACTTATATAATAGATACAATACTGAATTACAAAGTCAGGAGGACTTGAAACAGGAAATAAATACTAAATTACAACAGTCATGTGATGACTTTATTGAACCTCAATCTAAACCTGAACTCACTAATGATGAAGCTGCAATAAGGATACAAAAAATATTTCAATGTTTTCAGATTAAAATACGCAGAAGTAAAATACCTGAATCTTTTATAAAAGGTTTACAAGAAGATACCCTGAAAAGGTTACATTTGGTTTATAATTTTAGAACAGGTGAAAAAAGAAAATTTAAACATTTGCTTTATAATCTATCAATGCGTGGAAGAAGAACAATTATTAATATATTAGATAAAACAATTTATAATAGTGAAAAAGTTGTTTGTAAAATTCCTGGGTGTAACGATCTTATTCATCCGAAAGATATTGATCTTCATATAGAAAAAGAACATTTATCCTATTATTCCGTATATTACGTGGATGAAAAAGATTGGACAATGTCTGCTGAAAATAAAGCAATATTTAAAGCTATAAAAAATCAAGATTTTGAAGAAGAATGCTCAATATGCCGAGATAAATTGAATAATGGAGAAGAAATTATGTATTTGCCATGTACACATGTATTTCATAAAAAATGTATAAAGGAATGGTTCAAAAAATGTAGCACTTGTCCTTGTTGTAGAGGAATTTCTACCGCTGACCCAGATTTAAAACAATATAACGTTAGAAGGTATGTAAGAAAGAGTAATATATTAATACGCAATATATGTCATGAAATATGTACAGCAGAAAAAAGAAATCACGAACGGTGTACAAGATTAGCTCATGAAGGATGTAACCGTTGTTGGCAACATGCAAGATTTGGTAATTGGTGGGGTTAAAACAATCGTTCCTATTAATAAATAAAATTGATTTAAATATATAACCTTTTTTAATAGTAATCTGTTGAAATATGCAAAGATTCTACGAAATTTATACGAATCTCAAACTACGCAGTAGAAGCGCAAACAATAACTTTGCAATTCTAAAACTAGCTGTTTTAGATTCAGAGTTAAAGTATGCTTATCAAAAAAAGATTGAATTACATAACAAAAATTTTGAAACACAAGAATTTGCTGATTCTGGATTTGACTTAATGGTTCCTGAAAACCATACATTTGATAAAGGACTTGATAGTAAGTTTATTGACATGAAAGTAAAGGCTGAACTAGTTTATTGCAATACAAAAACAGATGCTCTTTCATTTTCTCCATTCCAATTATACCCTAGGTCAAGCATTTCTAAGACACCTCTGATGCTAGCAAATCATGTGGGGATTATTGACTCTGGATATCGCGGCAATTTAATTGGTGCATTTCGTAGTTTTCAAACAAATAAAAGCTACACTGTTGATAAGTTTACACGTTTGTTGCAAGTTTGTCACCCATCACTATGTCCCATTTATGTTGTTTTGGTTGAGGAAAGTGACTTGGTAGACACAGAACGTGGTTCTGGTGGGTTTGGTTCAACTGGTGTATAAATACATAAACAATAAAATAATATGAAATCTTTTTTTATTGTTTTACTAATGTCTCCAGATAAAGATTGGTTAGACTACTTAAATCAATTTGACCTAAGTTTTAATTATTTTCAAAATATACCCTCGGTTACAGAAAAATATTGTGTTATTATTGAACCACGTGAACACCCTCTGTTAATAAAAGTCATTAAAAATTTTATGTATTTATTGCAAAATAAAGGGTGGGGGTTAATCATTATTCATGGTAGCGATAATCAAAAATTTTTAAAAACGCATTTGCAAGGTTGGAAAAATGTAAAATATGTAAATTTATTTGTATCGAATTTAGATATACAACAATATAACTATATTATGACTAATCTAAGTCTTTGGGAATGCATAAAAAAATTTGGATGTAAACATAGTTTAATATTTCAAACTGATACATTATTATTAAAGGATAATGTAGATGATTTTTTACAATATGACTTTGTTGGAGCACCATGGTGTCTAGTTTGGTATGATATCCAAGGTGGATATAATGGTGGTTTATCTTTAAGAAATGTAGATACTGTTATAGATATTATTCAGAATGGATTGCCAGTTACTTTTCCAAATGGTGTTCTTGTAAATGAAGATATATATTTTGCCTTTCATATGGACAAAAATCGTGAAAAATTTAATCTACCCGATAGAGATATTGCAAAAACATTTTCTGTCGAAACCGTATATTATGAAAACCCTACTGGGATGCATCAACCACATAAAGATAAATTTCCAAGCAAAGAAGAATATTCAAGAATATTATCAAAAAGATATGAAATAGAATAATCTACTTATATGTTATGACTACCAATGAAATTATACAAATATATAAAGGTGAATACTATAATTCCAAATGTGCTAACAATAATGTAAAAAGAGTTTTAGTCTTTGATTTAGATGAAACTCTTGGCTCTTTTACAGAATTAAATATTTTATTTACTACCCTTCAATATGTTATGCAGGATAATAATATTTTGTCTATTAATGATTTACTTGATTTATATCCAGAATTTTTTCGAAATAATATTTTTCAAATTTTACAATATGTTTATAAAAAGAAAAAATCAGGAGAATGCAATAAAGTATACATATATACGAACAATCAGTCTCGAACTCAAAGTGTAAGTAATGTAGTGGAATATATTACAAAAAAAGTTGTAGGTGAAAAAGATAAGTTATTTGACCAAATTATTTACGCTTTTAAAATAAATGGTAAAATTGTTCAAGTTGGTAGAACTAGTCATAAAAAAACACATGATGATTTATTAAGATGTACATTATTACCAAAAAAGACAGCAATATGTTATTTAGATGATGTATTTTTTGATGAGATGAAAAAAGAACAAATATATTATTTACAACCTAAACCTTATTTTCACGGCCTTAGTAGTTATACTATCTTGCAACGTTTATTTAATTCAAAATATGCATCTTTATTAAATAAATATAAAACTTTAATAGAAGACCATTATTTTACTCGATGCATAAAAAATAATAGTTTTTTAAAAAAAGATGTTATAACAAATAGTTTGATAGAAGAAAACGATGAAATTACCAAAAAAATGTTATATCATGTTCGTAATTTCTTTTTTATTTTACGTAAAAAAAATAAAACTGCAAAACAAAAAAAACAGACCTCTTCTTTTACTAGAAAGAAACATGTTTAAAATTAACATGTTTTTGAATATTCATATGCCATAATAATCAATTGCTCTGTTTCATTTAATTTTTGAAAAATAATACATTCATCAAATTTTATTTGCGTAAATTTTTTACAAGAGTTCATACATAATATTTGAGTTCCATTGTTTGTAAATTTTATATTTACAATTATTCCACCATTTGTTAATTTATTATTGCGTAACCATCTTATATGCTTACCTTTGTGTAATTCATATACTTTATCAATTGGATAATACTCTATTAATTTTGAACAATATTGTTTCTTCTGTTCTAATTCTATATCTTGTGCATTTATCTTCTCGAAAACATGTTCATTTATTTCTTTTAATGTCTTATTTTCAAGGTAATCATTTCGTTGATCTTGAAGAGAATCTAGTAATTTATCAACATCTATTGTTGATATTAATTCTGGGTCCTTTAATGCCTGCTCAAATATTTGTTTTGCATCCATAATATGTTTTTGCTTTAATAATCTTAAAAAACTATATTTGTATCAATTTTTATAAAATTTTACAAATATAATATAAACATTAAGTAGGAATATATTAAGAATGATGTGTTCTTCTACCAAAGTATTAATCAATAATAAATATAGTTTATATAAATTATTAGGAAGCGGTAAATTTGGAGAAATATATTTAGGAAAGGATATTAAAAATAACAAAGAAGTAGCAATTAAATTAGAGTCAAAGACAAATACATTTATAACATTAAAGAACGAAGCAAATATATTAAAATATTTATATGATAACAGATGCTCTCACGTCCCTTTATTGCATTGGTTTGGAAACTATAATAATAAATTTGCGGTAGTGATATCTAAATATGACGGTTCTTTATATGATTATGCTTTGGTAAATGATTTATCTCAAAATACAATAAATAATATTATGTTGAAACTTCTTTCAATAATTGAAGATGTACATTCATTATTTGTTGTGCATAGAGATATAAAACCACATCATTTTATGATAAAAAATGATAATATATATTTAATAGATTTTGGTATTTCAACTTTCTATGTTGACGAGAATAGGAAACATAAACCAAATATTAAAGGTGAATATATTATTGGAAGTCCTAACTATTTAAGTTTTTTTTTACATGAAGGGAATAGTTATTCTCGGCGAGATGATATGATATCAATTGGATATATATACTTATTCTTAAGTACAAAAACTCTTCCATGGGAAAATTTACATATCATCGATAATAGATATAGTAATATTCATATTTTACACAAACAAAACATAATGTACAAAGAGATGAAATCATTGGATAACATAAATGATATTGCTAATCAAATTAATAATAATTTAGTTAGTTACTTTTCTTTTTGTTATTACTTGAATTTTTATGATGAACCAAATTATGTTGATAATATCGCATTATTTCACGATTAGCTATTAGTATAGATAATAAAATTGATTAAAAACAATATAAAAATAAAGGGGTATATATCTTATATTGGTAAAGATGAGTTCTTCTACTAGTGTACTAACTGGACAAGTTAAATGGTTTAACAGCAAGACTGGATATGGTTTTATTACTATCGTTGATGGTGAACATGCAGGTAAAGATATCTTTACTCATTATTCTTCCATTCAAGTCACCGATAGTCAATACAAGTTTTTGGTACAAGGCGAGTACGTTGAACTTGGACTTTCTAAGCCAGAGAGTGGAACTCATGAGTTTCAAGCCACCAATGTAACTGGAATTAAGGGTGGTAAGATTATGTGTGAAATGCGTAATATGCAATCCAGAAGCGATGCTCCTAGAGGTCGCGAGAGACGCCGCAAGGATGGTAGTCGTTCTCAGAGTTCTGACGTTCCTGAGCAAACAGTAGAGTTTCAGGACTCTGCCGTAGGAGAGGTTACCGAGGAGTAAAAATATATAACAAAAATTCATAAATTTATACTAACAAATAGTTTAAAAACATAATAAATATTAATATTATTATGTTTTTTTTATTCCTTTTTCTACATTTTTTATCCAACGGATATAGTTTTACGATTGATTTTCCGTATGGAGTAAACTTTATGGCTAAGGTTAGTAAAATTAATTTATTGAAATTACACGAAGAAGAAAAACAAGAATTGCGATTCCTATTTAAAACTACTCCTGTGTTAGTTTTTGAAAATCAAGATTTGACACCCAAACAGCATTTTCAAGTAAGCACTTATTTTGACAAAAATCATTTAGATGACATTATGCATCCTTTTAAAGAAACTATGGTACCTGATGCACCACAAGTAGCAATTCGAGGAAGAGGGACTATAAATAATTACGGATTAGAAAATGCATTGATTCGAAATAGCAAAGCATTTAAATATAATGAATTATGGCATCAAGATTTAGTAGGTATTAAAAATGTATTACCAAATGTGGTCAGCTCGATGTATATGATTAAAACACCGGAAAAAGGAGGTTCTACAAAATTTGCCAGTCTGGAAAATGCTTATGAAAATTTGTCCTTATTACATAAGCATATATATGAAAGTACCATTGCAATTTATTATTCTAAGAATATTTTTCCCGAGTTTGACTTTACTGGTTATGGCAGAATAGATAAATTTTGGGAAAAAGAAAGCGAAGAAGAATATATTAAAAACAGGGTTATTACTCCATTGGTTATTTACCCTGATGAAAGTTCCACTAAAAAAAGCATAATGTTAACCCCAAACCGTCTTTTCAAATTTAAAGATATTTCACCATTTGATAGCCACGAAAGAATGAGACATTTAATGAAAAATTATGTATTAGTAAATGATAATGTTGGGAATTTAGATTATAAAGAAAAAGATTTGGTTATATTTAACAACCGAAAAGTTATACATACAAGTACTCCTACCGAACAATATGAAGAAGACCGTATTATGTCGCTTCTATTTTTGGGAACAAAAACACCTATGAAGTTTTTACATAATTCATTATAATTTAATTCTAATTATTGTATATAATGGAAAAAATAATCTTTGCAATATTAGCTTTTTTAATTACAATTCTTTTTTTTATAAGTGGTATTCAACACTTATTTAATCTTAAAGATACTACACTATTTTTACAAAGCCATATACCATTCTCTTATCTTCCATTTTGGTTTAATCTCATTGTAGAAATTACTGCAACTACAATTGAAATTCTTGCTCCTATTTTTATTATGCTAGGAATAATATTGAATAGATTTAAACATTTTGCAAGAGTTAGTGCCTTTTTATTAGCATTCTTTTTAATATGCAATATCATGTTTATTCATAATCCTTTTTATGAAGGCGAATTCCAGAATTTTTTAAAACATCTATCTTTTTTAGGCGGAGTATTACTTATTGAAGAAAATTTATAAATTAAATAATGAAAGTATTTAATTTATTCGTATAACCACGTATTTATTGTATAACGAAATGTACCATTTGCTGGACTTTCTACACCATGCAGATGAGACCAATATGGAGGAAATGCAATTAATTGTCCTTTTTTTAATTTTACATTAAAATTTTGATGTGGAAAATGAAATGTACCTCCATCATAATCATCATTTAATGCTATAATAATACTCATATTGCGTATGGAATGTCTTGGAATTTTATCTGACTTAGCAATTGAACTAATACCATCTTTATGAAAACGGGTTGCTCCTTTTATTTTACGAAGACAATATCCAGAATCACCATTACAAAATATTTTATATTCAAAATGTAAAATTTCTATGAATTTATGAATATAATCAAAGATTATTTTATCGTATTTATTTTTTAATTCAGCATTACTTAATTGAAATAGTTCTATATAATCACATTTAACATTTGTGCTCTCTCCCCAGTTTTCTTCTTCATTAGCATATGTATTAATAATATCAATAATTTCGTCGCAATGTTCATGTGATATAAAATCTTCCATTAAAAAAATATTATTTTCTGGAATTTTTTTCATTTGAAATTTATAATTTTTAAAAATATCAATATCCTTATATTTATCTTCATACCTTTCTTCTACATTTTTACTATTATCTATTGTAATATTACATAAACTACTATCAAATTCGCTCATTTTATTTTTATATAAAATATTCTTTATACTTATATTTTCTCATTAATTTTTATCAACCAATATGTGTTGTGAAAGTTTTTTAATTACTTTATTATCAAGTCTTATTTGTTCATCACCAACCTCACCTAATATATTTCGCATCATATCCATACAAAAATCATATTTTGGATTATTACCATCTTTACATTCAGGATATGTATCTCTCCATAGTGGCAATGTTCCATAGTTTTTTTTTGATACAATTGAAATCATATTATGCAACTTAGAATTTTCTGGTGTATCTTTACTCCATTCGTCATTATCTTTTATGTACATTGTTTCTCGTTTTAAATCTGTACAATGTAAAGGTCGTTTTGTAACATCCAAATCTTTAATCCTAGATAAAATCATATTCGTCATTCCTTCAACATATCCATTTTTTCCAATATTTTCTATGTCTTTAAAATTTATATTCATGTTCTCAATAAATTCAGACATATTCATAGCATCTTTGCAAGTTGTATTTAAAAAGAAATTTAAGTTAAACTTTTGATTGTTATTAGTTGTATTATTAATAGTTTTACCATCTTTCACTACTTCAATAAGTTGTTTTTGTAAATTTTGATTTTCTTTTTGCTGTTCAATAAGTAAAGACTTAAAATCTTGGTTTTGTTTAATTAGTTCTACAATAGAAGATGTTTCGTTATGTTTTTCGCTATAGTTTGCAGGTATATCATTATCAGGGTGTTCTATATACACACTATCTATGTAGTTACAGTTTTTTTTATGTGCACATAGGCTCGATAAATGTTTATATTCTTTCCCACATTCACAAACAAAACATTGTTGTGGTGCGGAACTTTTTTTATTAGGATTTGTTAGGATTTTATGTTTTGCAGTCATTAAATGCCTGTTATATTGACTATTTCTACTCGTAGAATAGTTGCAAAATTTACAATAAAAATTTTTGGAACTTTTGGAACTTTTCATATTAGGATTTATTAGTATATAGTTCCTAACAGAAAAAGTTCCTAAATCGTTTTTTCAAAAAATAAAAAAAAAAGTATGCAGTCATTAAAAATTTATTTATTTTCATTTTACAGCATTATGCTTTAAATCAAAAAATTGCATATTTTGTTTGTAATTCTCAACAAAAAAATTAAAAAATGGACAAAAATAAATGTCCATTTTTGAAAAGTTCCCGTAGCTTTTTGTAAAATAAAATACGTTTTTTAAAATTAGTTGTTAACACCATAATTTTTTATATTTACATATTATAAAACTATATCGAGTATGGATTTAATAACCATAGATGATTTTTTACAAATATTTCAAAGTTCTCCGGCTGATAATATGAATTTAGATGATTTTATAGACAAATATAAAGTGGTAACTGGAAACAAAGAACATAAACTAAAAGATTATATGAAAGGTAAAGCTATAAACAGAGAACATTTACAACTTATTTTAGAAAACATACAAAATCGTCAAAAATATTTAAAACGGTTCTATAATATGTCGCTGCGTGTTAATAAAAAAAATGATACCATTCATAATAATATAACTGCAATGAATAGTATATTTGATAATAACAAGGGAGTTATTTATAAAAATTTAATACGTAATTTGCATTTTTGGGATATTTTACAAAATACAAAATCTGGTTTCGAGAACACGCCAACTTATATGAATATAATAATGGATTTGTATAAAAACAACAAGATTGATTATAAAATATTAACTCCAAGTGCTTTACATTATATCAAAAATGGTCGTATAGGCAGTGTGTTCTCTTCATTTTACTTTCGTGCATCTATATTAAATCCATATTTGATTTACTCTTTAAACGTTAACGTTTTAAAAGGAACCAAAATATTTACCCCTACTTTGGGTTGGAGTTCTTATGCAAAAGGATTTATAGAAAGCCCCGATGTGATTGAATATGTAGGGACAGATGTTATACCAGATGTATGCAAAAAGACAAAGCAATTGTTAGAGAATTCTGAAATAAAAAGTGATATTTATTGTAAGCCATCAGAAGATTTATACAAGTCAAAAACATTTTTAAAGAAATATAGACAGCATTTCGATGTTGTATTTTTTAGTCCACCTTATTATCGCTTGGAATTATACCAAAGTGATAATCAAAGTACAACTAGATATAAAGATTATCAAGATTGGTTAACTAAGTATTGGGAAAGAACAATAAAGTTGTGTTATCATGTTTTAGAAAATGGTGGAAAAATGTGTTATATTTTGTCAGATTATGGTTCAAAAAACACTAGCCAAAAGTTTGATTTGGTAAATGATATGAACGATATTTCGAAAAAGTATTTTCAGCTTACATCAATACAAACAATGCAAAATAAAAATGTACATTCAACAAAACATCGCGAAACTGGAGAACAAATTATAATATTTACCCGTTAAATCAATTAAATAAATAAATTTATAAATAATATATGAAAAAAATAGCATTTTGTTTCTTGATTTATGATATCATACATGGTGAGGCATTATGGAAGACATTTTTTGAAAATGTAGATAAAAATAAATATATAATATGCATACATTATAAGTATGATAAACAACTTGCTTATTTTGAAAATTATAAAATAAAGAACTGTATTGAAACTAAATATGCAGATATATCTTTAGTACAGGCACAAAATTTATTGTTAGAAAATGCTTTACAGGATAAAGAGGTTGAACATTTTGTATTTCTATCAGATACTTGTGTACCATTCAAAAATTTTGATTATATTTATAATTTTTTAGATGAAAATTATTCACATTTTAATGTTACAGATCAAAAACAATGTTTTCCGAGATGTAATAAAAGTATTGAATTAATAGATAAACAAATTATTAACAAAGCATCTCAATGGTGTATATTAAATAAAAAACATGCAAATATAATGGTAAATGAAAAAGATTATTTGAAATGGTTTAACTATAGCGAAACAGTGCCAGATGAACATTGTTACATTACAAAGATATTTTATAATAATTTGCAAGATGAACTTATAACTACTAATAATATAGCAACCGGAGCAACAACTTTTGTAAATTGGCAAGGAATGGATTATAAATATCCCTCGAAAAGAGGTTTAAAATATTATAATAATATTTCCAAGGAAGAAATAATATATATTTTGCAGAGTGATTCTATATTTGGAAGAAAATTTAAAAATACATGTATAAAAGATTTTTTATGTAAAGAGTATCTTGAATCTATAAAAACAAATTAAAATTGATTAATAATTATCATTATTATTAATCAATAAAAATAGAATTAAAATGTATCGAATAAAGAAAAGAACATATTATCAAAAATATTTTAATAAAAATATTTTTGTTAGGAATTTTGAAAATAAAATAACAAAGGGTTTATTCAAGGATATGAAGTTTAATATGCAAGAAGACAATGTACTTGCGTCTTTTTATTTAAGATGTAAAAATATGCATGATAATCATTATATAACAAATATCATAGCAACTGATGAAATTCGGCCATATATATATAACATTTATATTGATAATTCTTTACATGTGATACAAGGATTACAAGAAGTAAAAGAACATATTGTAAACAAAACAAACGAGAATATCTTTTGTCATATTTGTGAAATGTTAAGTGATGGATTTGAACCTATTAAAAAAAAAGAGAGTTCTCCAAAATTTAATATAGTTGACCATATAAATATTTAATTATCTCCATGTTCCATAACATAAATGTTTACCAAACATACCAAATCTTTCGTTGCGAAAAGGGCGAGATGTTAACAGTTCAATATCTTTTTTATTTTCCATATCAATGTAACTCTGTGTTACCATAATTGGACCGGTAGTACAATATATTTCAACATCATGCAAACTATCCCCATTTGTTAGTGCAGCTTTTGTAATATCTTCTTTGGTTATACGTTTATCTACAATATTATCTATAATCTTTTTGATAAAAGGATGTTTAGCTGGAGCATAAAATGCATAATTACCAATTAAATGAACAAAACCTTGTTCAGTAATAAATGTATCGTTGATATGTATATATTCAATCGGAAATTTACATATATCTGGATTTTCATATAATTCAGTTAAATTTTTTTCAATCATTATGTCAAGGTCTAAATATACTCCTCCATAATAATAAATAACTAAATATCGAAAAAAATCGATTTTCTGTATTTTTGTTTTGAAAGAAAAGAAAGTATTTTGATATTCCGGCATTTTTGTTGTTATAAATTCACATATATCTTGATCTGTAAAAAACATATAGTTAAAGTTTGAATTGTGTTGAACAACCGAATTCATACAATCTTTAAATTGTATTGGTATATGTTTCGTTTTCCATGTTTGGATAATGTTCATAATAATATAATTTTTAAATATTTATATTATTAATCTTCAAACTCTTTCAAAATTTCTTCAGGATATTCCATATCTTTTAATACGCGTATACCCCCTTTTATATTAGATATACCTTTCTTGAGTTGATAATTATAATTAAATGAACCATCTTTATTTATAGAAACACTCATCTTATAATTTTCGATTTTACCTGATTTTTTAAAGTTTTTGCATATTTTCTTATAATGTGTAGTTAACATAAAGTCAACATTAGAAAATGTCTGTAAATATTTTAAGAATGCATTGGCTGATTTTACCGCTTCTTCTGGATTTGTCCCCGAATATAATTCATCAAAAATACAAAAATGTTTCTCGTTGTTTGTATGAGATTTTTGAATAGAGTCAATAATTTCTTTGCATCTTCTTGATTCTGCTTGAAATAAACTATCTCTACCTGAAGTATCTGGTATATTTAAGTATGAATGAATATGTGAATATGGAGTCATGTTACAAGACTCATAGAATCCACAACCGATTTGTTGTGAAAAGATAACATTCATCAAAGTGCTTTTTAATATAGTTGTCTTTCCTGCCTTATTTGGTGCCGATATAATCATATTTTTGTTTAATGATACATCATTTTTAATAGGTTTTGTATGATTAATTGCGGGATAATATTGCTTTTTCATAGTGCATTTTTCACTATCATAGGATGCAAAGGATAAATGTTTATTGCAAATATTATTATGTAATCCAGATAAATTATTTATATAACCTTCAAAACCAATGCAATATTGTAGTGTATTTTCATATTCTTTATTAGAATATAAACCATAGTATATTTTCAGCATGTTACCCATATTCGAAAATTTATGTAACGATACTTGAAATGAGGTTACATGTTTCATTTCATTTTCTAACTTTTCTAAAATATCTTGATGATACACTAATTCATTATTAAATCCTCCATATTGTGAACAGTTTGAACTATTACAAATAAAATTATCAATACTTCTTTTAGAATACTGTACAAACCTTCTACATTCTATAATATCTTCATTAATTAATGTAATATTTTTGTAAAAACTTTTACAAGTGTTTACATTTTGATAGATTTGAAGTAAATAAAAACCTACATAAAAACATAAATAGAGAAGTTTTTGATAATCCAAAGAACCTGCATTTGTTAATATTTTTCCAATAATGTGACTTTTAGCTACGGTTTTAAGAGTACTTACATATAAATTTACGCTAATTGGTATACCTTGAATTTTAAGTATAATAAATGGAAATATAAGTAAAAGTAATGGAAAAATGAAACTGAATATAGGTGATAATATGTGAATACAGGACAATATTTGTAAAAATAAAGACGAGTGATTAAGATGTTTAATAATATCCCAGTCAACGTAATTATATTTTTCGTGAAAAAAATTATTTTTTTTGGTATTTTTCCATAAAGTAGTAATTCCATGTATATTCACTTCTTCATTATTCATATTTTCTCTGTATTGATTCATTGACTGAATTAAGTATTGACTTTCTTGTAGAAATTTCGTATTAGTAGTATATTTGCTATTCCATTTATGTAATAGTTGTTCGCCAAATTCATTTGTTGGTTGAAAAAGCAATTGATACATATTTTTTTCCTCGGGATTAGGATTGTTTAATAATTCTAAATCTGTTGATACGTGATTAGGTATTTCTTTTATATCAGCCTCATTAAGATATTCTATTGGTAATTTAAATGATGTTTCAATGATTAATTTTTCTTCTTTTTTCATTGTATTTTTAGGAGGCGGATTAAAATAATTTTGTAAGTTTGATAGAAAATCCATTACTATATTTTTAATATACTAAGAATATAGTAATCAAACGTATTATATAATATTTGTAAATTCATTGATTGTAATTTCATAATGATGTTCAATCTTTCTCATATTTTCAATATCGCGTTCAGAAACGAAGTTTATTGCGTTTCCTTTTCTTCCCCATCTTCCACTTCTACCTATTCTATGCAAATATGTATGCACACTATTAGGTATATCAAAGTTTATTACTAAATTAACTTGATGAACATCAATTCCTCGTGCAATAATATTAGATGAAATTAGTATATTTTCGTTTCCATTAACAAAACTTTGCAAAACATCAGCCCTTTCATCTTTTGATAAAGAACTATGCATACAACCAACAGAAAAGCCATTATTTTTCATCTCATTATATAGAGCTGTTACACGATTTATGTCGTTTACAAAAACAATAGATTGACCACCATTATATTGCTTATAAATAGTGATTAACCAATTTAACTTTTCATGGTCATTAGCTGTAGCAATAAAAGATTGTTGTATTCCATCTAAGGTTAAATTTTCTTTTTTAATTGTAATCTTTTCTGGATTGTTCATAAATTTATTTGTCAAATCCATAACCTCAGTAGGAAAAGTTGCGCTAAATATAGCAACTTGTACGTTTTCGTGTAAATATTGAAATATTGTATGTATTTGTTCTTTGAATCCTCTTGATAACATTTCATCTGCTTCGTCTAATATAAATAATTGAATTGTTAGCATATTTATTTTTTTTCTTTTTATCATGTCGTAAATTCTACCAGGAGTTCCGATAATTATATGTGGAGGAGATTTTAGGTCTTCTATATCATTAGCAACTGATGTACCACCAACTAAAATTTTAATAGATACATTTTCCATAAAATCAGATAGAGCTTTCATTACTTTATTTATTTGTGTTACTAGTTCTCTGGTTGGTACTATAATCATAACTTGAGTTTGGAGTAAAGATGTATCAATCGATTGAAGAGAAGAAATAGAAAAGGCACCAGTTTTTCCTGTTCCTGACTGCGCTTGAGCAATGACATCCTTTTTATTAATAATTGGATATATTGCTTTTTTTTGAATTTCACTAGGTTTTTCAAAACCATGACTATAAATTCCTCTTAATAAATTGGTATTGATATTTAAATCATCCCAATGTTTTATCTCAATATTTGAATCCATAGTTATATATTGTCGATATTTGTTTTTATATGTTTTGAATAATAAATAATTGAAAAATATATTTAAAATGTAAACTTCTATATATAATAGTTTAAATTTAAAATGGCTCAGTACAATTTGCTAGAAATTTATTCAATAAAAGAAAATTTAAAAGAATATATCTTAGATGAATCTGTTACTGAAAAAATTAGTGAACTTTTTACTTTATTAAATATTACAAATAGTCGTACTAAAAATGTAAGAAAAGATAAGAACAATTATAATGAAAATGGTAAATGGATAAAAAAAGAATTGTTTAAACCTACACAAATAGAAAAAAAAGAGGGAATTGAGGAAGAACTTGATAATTTACGTGCATTATTAAATAAATTAGTTGAAAATAATTATGAAGAGCAAAAGGATAAAATATCAGATTGCGTGAAAAATATATTTGATATCGATGATGATGAAAAACATATTAAGGTAATGGAAAGATTTTACACATTAATTATAAATAATCAACGTTATTCTAAAACTTATTCTCAAGTATATCTGATATTATTAGATAAATATTTAGTATTGGAAGAATATCAAGGTATCTTCATAAATAGATATAATGATATTATACATAAAATCGAATATATAGACCCAGATGAAAATTACGATGAATATTGTAGAATCAATAAGTTGAACTTTCAAAGAAAATGTTTGTTGTGTTTTATAGTTTCATGTGTAGAGTGTGAAATTTACTCTTTTAATGAATTATTACATATAATTAATAGTTTGTTTGATATGTTAGATAATAATTTAAAAAGTATTAATCATCAAAATACGAATGAGGAGATTGTGGAAAATATTTTTACAGTAATGCAACAAGGTAGACATTTGATTTTAAATGAAGTATGTAAATATGATATAATCGATAAAATTAAAAATTATTCTATTTTGAACTTGAAAGATAATTTGGGGTATAGTAATCGTATGAAATTTAAAATGTTAGATATATTAGATTTGTATAAATAACAATGTTTTGTTAAAAAATAATATATAAATAGAATATTTATTCTATTTATATACTAAGTAATATGCTAGAATCTAAGATTAATAAAGAGAATGTTAAATACAACGAAAATATAAGTATTGAAAAGGAAGATTTAAATCATATGTCGTTTGTTTATGAAACTGAATTATATGATAAAGATATTGAATTTGTATTAGGAAAGGAAAAACATACATATGCAAAGTATAATATCATATATTTTTCCGTTTATTTAGTAATAAATGATAAGCCTAAAAAGAGAATAGGTGTATTTGAAATTGATAGTAATAAATTTATACAAAGTATTGATGAAGATGGAAGTATTGAATTAGAAAATGGAGAATTATTATTTTTTGTACAACAAAATGAAATGTCAGAATATTTCAAAAAATACGATATTAAAAGGGAAGAAAAACAACAGGATAAAGAATCCGATAAAGTTGATTTAGAATATGAAGACTTGACAGACAGTTCGCCTGATTTATTTGATGAAAGTTTAGATGTATTTAAAGTATCAATTGATGATAAAAAATCCAAAAAACAATCCCCTTTAATTAATGAATCGATATTTGAGGAAAAGGAAAATGTAAAAATATTACCGATATTAGAAGAAGAAAATGAAGAAATATCAAATAATGAGAAGAAAAAATACGAAGAAAAAGTGAATACAACATGGATAGAGAAATTTACCAAAAATAATAATTATAATATTATTGATAATGAAGGAGGAGGAGATTGTTTATTTGCAACAATAAGAGATGCGTTCAAACCTATAGGAAAAATAACTACAATTGATAAATTACGTTATCATCTATCAAATGAACTTACTGAAGAAACTTATGAAAATTATAAGTCATTATATATGGCTATTTCAAATGATTATAAACAAATTAAAAAAGATATTGAAGATGTACATACATCTGAAAAAAAATTAACAAAAGATATTAACGAGTCTACTGACCGAGAAAAGAGTGATCAATTAAACGAATTAAAAAAGAAAGAAGAGGAAAAACGAAAGAATTTATTCAAAGATAAGAAACAAGCCAAAGCATTATTACAAGATTTTATTTTTATGGACAATATCAATAGTTTTGAAGAATACAAGCATTATATACGTTCGTCAAGATTTTGGGGGGATACTTGGGCATTATCTAGTTTGGAAAAAATATTAAATATTAAAATAATGGTACTGTCAGAAGAATCGTATCCAGACCATTTAGATGATATTATGCAATGTGGTCAAATAAATGACCAAGATGTTGGTTTGAAAAAATTTCAGCCCGATTATTATATGGTCGTTTCATATACAGGTAATCATTATAAACTCATTACGTATAAAGATAAAACATTGTTTTCTTTTAAAGAGATACCTTATGATATAAAAATGATGATAATTAATAAATGTTTGGAGAAAAATGCTGGTTTATATTATTTAATTCAAGATTTTAAGAAATTTAAAGAAAGAATGGGAATGGATCCAGAAGAAGGTAAAAAAATAGAAGATGATGTAATTCATAAAGATTTATATAATAAAGATATTGTATTTATGTTTCACGAAAAGTCAAACAATAAACCATTGGCTGGTATGGGTAACGGTGAATCAATGGACATTTTACAGGCAATTGACTCTGAAATGGGATTTAAAGAATTGAATAATATTAGCGATTGGAGAAGAAAGTTGGACGATTCATATGAATCACCATTTACAGTTGATGGATTACGATGGAATTCAGTAACCCATTATTTTATGGGGTCACAGTTTAAAAAGGGGTTTCCAGACTTTTATAAGGAGTTTTCTTTAGATAGTAATAGTGAATTTTCAACAGATTTAGTTAAAGCCAGAGCTGCTGGTAGTAATAGCGGAAAATTAAAGGATAAATTATTACGAAACGAAAGTATTAAGATTGATCCGGATTTTTATGAAATAGGTGTAGAGCCAAGATATGAATTAGAAAGAAAGATTGCGTTAGAGGCTAAATTTACACAAAATTTAGATTTATTACAGACATTAATGAGTACAAAAAATGGTAAACTAGTAAATTTTAGACGAGGAAAAGAACCAGTTGTGGATGAACTATTAATGAAACTTAGAAAAGAATTAGGTTCTAACAAACAAATTTTGAGAACATGATAGTTGATAGAAAATGGAAATAATAATAAAAATTGATTCTATTATTATTAACTAAATTGTATGTATTAAATACTTCTTTTGATAAAGTAAAAATGACTGATTCGAGCATCCTTTTCCCAGTGAATACTTCTCTTAGTTGTTCTGTTTTGAACAATGATGAAAGTTTGGTAAGTCTTTATGTTCCAGTAATCCCTCCCAGTCTTTACTTCACATCCAGTGAAACTGTAAAGGATAGTGATAATAAGTCTAGACGTTTTCAACCTAAGTTCTTGAAATATTATATTGAGAATTGTATGAGAATTGGAAAAGTTAGACGTATTGATTTTGCGACTCGCGAGGTTCCTCAGTATACCACACCTCAAGTATGTGCATTCATTCATTTTGACTGTTTCTATGATAACGATGCTACAAAATCAATGCTAGTTTCCCTTGATAGAGAGGGAAAGTATCGTTCTTATGGATTTGAAACGGATGATGCTTATGTAAAGTTAGGTGGTCAACACTCAAACCCTCACTTGCTTTTTAAGATTAACCATAAACCAATTGATAGTCCCAAGGAGTATGAGCGTAATATTGAACAGGTTATGGCAGAAAATAAACTCCTTATTGAAAAGTTACAGGAGAAAGAGGAAACAATTCGTCAAGTGCAAGGATTCTTGCAATATTGGAAAGATAATGATGACCCGAATATTAATATTGTTCTTAGTGGACTACGACAACTAATGGGTGATTCAAGTAGCAATCAGGAACAGTCTGTGTAAACTTTAATATTTTCATTAATTTATATGTATTTTAATAATTAATTAAATAAATAAAATAAATAAAATAAAAAATAAATCAAATTTTTGATTTATTTTTTTACAAAAAGTTAATATTTTTAATTTATAAATATAATTATATGATTAATATTTTACGGATTAATAGAAATTTAACAGAAACACAAAAACTAGTAATTGAATCTGTAAAATCATTTTGTAAAGCAGAATTAAAACCTAGAGTAATAAAAGACTACAAAGATGAAGTAGTGGATAAAAAAATATTTAAAAAATTTGGAGAAATGGGCATTTTTGCGCCAACAATTAAAGGTTATGGCTGTTTGGGCGACTCTTACAAAACATATGGTTTAATTGCGAAGGAGATAGAAGCCGTTGACAGTGGTTATCGTTCTATGTTTAGTGTACAATCTTCTTTAGTAATGGGACCTATTTATGATTATGGAAATAAAACATTAAAAGAAAAGTATTTACCAAAGTTATCTAGTGGTGAATATGTTGGTTGTTTTGGTTTAACTGAACCAGATTTTGGTTCAGACCCTTCATCAATGAGAACAAAAGCGATTAAATGTAATGACCACTATATTTTAAACGGAAATAAAACATGGATTAGTAATTCACCAATTGCGGATGTATTTGTTGTATGGGCCAAGCAAGATGAACAAGTAAAAGGATTCATATTAGATAGAAGCATGGAAGGAATAACTACACCAAAAATAGAGGGTAAAATGTCATTAAGAACTTCTGTAACAGGAATGATAAATTTAGACGATGTTAAGGTTCCTCTAGGAAATGCATTAGATGTAAATGGTATGAGAGGTCCATTTAGTTGTTTAAATAATGCAAGACTTGGTATATCATTTGGTGTACTAGGGTCAGCCGAATATTGTATAGAAAAGTCTATTGAATATAGTTTAAATAGAAGGATGTTTGGTCAATCATTAGCTGAAAAACAACTCCTGCAAATGAAATTAGCAAATATGACTACTGAATACAACCTGGCTTTATTAAGTTGTTTGCATGTTGCAGATAATGTTGACAAAAAACAATTTACACCTGAGATGATTTCTTTAATTAAAAGAAATTCTTGTCAAAAATCATTAGAAATAGTTAGAACATGTAGAGATATATTAGGTGGAAATGGGATATCCGAAGAGTATGAAATTTTCAGACACTTATGTAATCTAGAAACAGTAAACACGTATGAAGGCACTTTTGATATCCATTCACTTATATTAGGAAATTATTTAACCGAAAAAAAAGCGTTTTAATGTTTGGTCAAATCATAATAAGTCATACGTAATGTTTTAAAATAAAAAATATCATTTAGTTGGATACTTTTTTTTTCTTTTTGAAACTGTTTTTCATGTTCTTTTATTGTTTTCAAAAATGCTGTATTTTTATAATGGTCGTTTAGAAAAATAATTAAATTACTAATCTTTTGATAAATATCAACATAATGAATGGGTAATTTTGAAAATCGAATACTTTTATCATTTTCTTTATAGCACCATTCTAAAAAATCATTAATATTATATAGAAAAATAGTTTTAAAAATATAATAAGATAAAATGGGTGTATTTTCTTTATAGTTTTCCATAGAAACTAGAGCTTTATGGTTGTTTGAAAATAGATAGTTGTATTTTATATCAAAATGGTCTAATATTTTTGAACATTGAAAAAGAGAAAATTCTAATTCCCGATTTAATATAAAATTTAATGATTTGTCGTGATGCATAGAATAAAATAAACTATGAAACAGTAGAGCCCATATTTCACAATATGATTCATAGAATTTTATGTTTTTTCTATTAGGAAAAAAAGACTGAATATATTTATCACTAAAACCATGGTCATATTTTGAAAAATCAAGGTCTAAATTATGAAATGTCTCATGAATTAATACTTTAAACCATTCTTCTTCGCGAAAAACATGAATAATATTTCTTTCATTGCAAGAAAATGTAAATGCGGTATTTGCGTTTTTTCTTCCTATTACATCATATTTTTGTTTAGGTAATAGTTTTAATGATGGTGTAAATGATATGTAAATATCTAAAATCTTAGAACATTCTGAAGTTGTATAAGAATCAATACCATTAAACCAAATAAACATTTGTTTTAAACAAAATAGTAACTCTTTTTCTGGTTTTTCTATTGGACTTATAAAAAATATATTAATTTTTCTTTTTGGTGTAGAGAACGTAAAAGTAAAATGTTTTTTTGAAAAACATTGTAAACTGTCAATAATGGTTGAATCATATTGTTCTATGTTTGGTATATTATAAATTTGTTCATTTTCAAAATCTTGGCAAGAAATTGTGTATTTTTTTTTCCATTTTTTTTCAGCATTTAAAAAATCTTTTTTGAATTTATTAATAAATTGTACATTTGATTTATTAAGTTTAATATGATTCATAATATACTGTATATTATAATCATGGATAAAAATTGAAAAGGGTTTAATCTTCTTTTTAATATTTAAAATGGGTATTAAAAATTTAAATAGTTATTTTAGACAGAAATGTACAAAAGAATCGATAAAACAAAAACATTTATCATGTTATAGAAACAAAAACATAGTTATTGATGCATCAATATATTTATATAGATTTATTCAAGAAAATGCATTGATAGAAAATATGTATTTATTAATTTCTATTTTAAAATATTATAATATTCATCCAATATTTATTTTTGATGGTAAACCGCCACATGAAAAGAAAGAATCTTTAAAGATTAGAAAAAATGAAAAAGTAAACGCTAAAGAACGTTTTCAATTTCTGAAAAATGCAATACAAGAACAAACAAATATAAATATTTTAAAAGAAATGAAAAATGAAATGGAAATATTGAAAAAAAAAATAGTTAGTTTAAAAGAAATAGATGTAAAACGTGTGCAGAGCTTAATGGATAAGTATGGCGTTAATTATGTAAATGCAGATGGAGAGGCAGATGTATTATGTGCATTATTTACCATTAATGGGACAGCGGATTATTGTTTAAGCGATGATACAGATATGTTTTTATATAATTCTCCAAAAGTATTAAGAAATATAAGTTTGATAAATCATTATGTCTTGGAATATGACACTAACAAAATATTAAATGAATTGAATATAGATTTTAGTGATTTTCAAGATATTATGATAATTTCTGGTACAGATTATAATCCGTTACAATGCAATGATTTATTTACAGTATTGCAATATTATCATGAATATATTACCGATATGCAATGTGATTTTTACGATTATTTAATTAAAAATAAAAATTTACCCTTGGATAAAAATAAATTATTAGAAATTAAAAGTATGTATAATCTACCGTTTGTATCGTGCAAATCAAATGAAAAAATGAAGTATAAAAAAACAATAGATTATTCTAATTTGTATAGTTTTATGGAATCGAATGGTTTTATATTTTATAATAGAGTAGAAAATAATTTACCTTGGAAATCAGGTATTAAGATATCAGCATAATTAATATATATATATTTATATTTGATTTTATAAATATATATTTGTCGCTGTTTGTAGATTTTTATTTTTTATTTGTGTTTATTTTTATTGATTTTTATTTTTATTTTTGATTATTTTTCTATGCGGTAGTAGTAGTCTCACCAGCCTTAGCAAAGTGAGGCTTCATGTATCTCTGAAGATTGAAGAAAGTAAGTTCATCGTCCTTTTGGACCTTAAGAAGCTTGGTAAGTTTGGCATCAGGGTGAATGATACGTCCATTCTTCTCGTTCTTCAACTTGTGAGCAACAATATAGGCGTTGATTTCCTTGCTGACATCGGTTCTAGACATCTCAGTTCCAGACTCCTTTCCTAGGAAAGCAGCAAGCTCGTCGCTAATACGAGCGGGCTTTACAAAGCCAGAGGGCTTGCGGTTTCCGCTGCTCTGACGCTTCTTAGCAGAGGCCTTTTGGGCAGCCTTCATCTCGCGAGATACGGACTTCTCTAGAGTCTTGAAATCACTCTTCACAGTCGACAAAAGACCAATGAGTTGTTGTAGCTTGGCACTGAACTCATTCATCTTGAGCGAAACGGCCTCGGTCGAGTCCTTAGGAGCCTCCGTGGCAGCAACCTCGGGAGCAGCAGATTGTACTACCTCATTAACAGGCTCCTTGGCGGCAGGAGTCTCAGTAGTCTTCTTAGTCTTCTTAACAGCAGTCTTCTCAGTAGCGGGCTTCACACTTCTAACCATTCTGGCTTATATATACTTATATGTTATCTTTTTAAGTTATTTAAGACTATAAAATATATAGTTGTAATATATAAGTCAATTTTTACATGGTAATTGGTGTGATAAATATATATTTGTAAAAAATTGATTTAAATAATAGATTCGTATAACCAGGGCATAATTTGTCTAGCCGGTACGCTTACCATAGTCAATGCAGTTAATGCGTGCAGAGCACCTATTTTTCTATATTCTAAATTAATTCCAGAGTATGTCATATTTTCCATAACAATTAAACATCCTTTTTGTAATTGTTCATAATTAATTGTATCATGATATGTTCTACGTGGAAAAATACCATCAAATGGATCATGAAAAGGGCATATTGATCTTTTTAATTGATAAGAAATTTGACCTCGTATTGTCCATATATCATATAGACCTCTATAAAGTCGAATTAATTGCAAATGAGTTAAACTTCTATACCATTGGTCACTAGTATAATTACCTAAACTATCGAATTCTACAAATAATCGGTCTATTCTTTCGGATACTTCTAGGTTTCGTATTTCTTGCATCAAATTAATTTGATTCTCCATTTCTTCGTTCATATTAATTAATCTTCTATCAAAAAAGGGATGATAGTTATCTACACTACTTATATTATTTATAATATCATTATTTAAAGGCATTCTTCGTATTGTATTAGACCTTTTTAATTTTTGATTGTAAACAAAAAAAGCGTTATTTTCGCGATACTCATTGCTTAAAATATAACTACAATTATTTAGCTTAATGATTTTTAATTTTATTTGTTTACTAAATGCGTTCCTGTTGTAGGGATTTTCAAATACTCTCGTTTTTTTCATATTTTGCATTAAAGATATCATATTGAAACCGTAAATAAAATTATTATTATCTTTAAAACTAAAGAATTGTTCAAATGGTATTTCATCCAAAGGCTCTAATGTAATAAAATCAGTTTGATTATTACATAATTTACGATTTAATAAACCAGGTCCCCGCTTGTTTACAAATATAATTGAAAAATGCATTCGAATTAACGATTGTATTTTGATGCTTGCGTTTATCCGCGAAAAAAGAGTACATAGCCTTTCAAATAATATACTTTTATTTCCTGTTACTTTTAAATGATGTTTTTTACATGCATTTTTTAAAGTAGATAATTTGAAATTTTTGATAGTAAAATAGTCTTTTTTAAAGTCATCATATTTGATATTATAATCTACTGGTATTTTATTTGTCTTTTCCACCATTTTTATATTATATATATAAATTTTTATACTGTGTAATTAAAATATATTAATTGAGAACGTTTTACTATGTAATAGGTAGAGAGCACCTAAAAAAGTATATAAAAATTGATTTAAAAATTACACTATAGTTATATCATAATATTAGTATTTGAATATGTCGAATCCTGTTGTTTTGAATGTGTCTGACTGGGATACCAGTTCCTTGCGCTATATGCAACCGAAGGTCAATGACCGTGGTGCAAAATCAATCTCTATGATTAGTACTCAGTCTAATCGGTCTCTTCACTTGTCAGTTCCTCTTATGATGACTTGGGGTATTGGCGATTATGTCAATGAACAAGGTGAATCAGATGGAAAGTTCAGTATGACATTGAATTTTCCTAATCCAGAGTATAAAACTGATGCCACTGATAGTTTCCTTCAAAAGTTGAAGGATTTTGAGAATCAGATTCTGGATGACGCGGTTAAGTATAGTGATGCATGGTTTGGCGAGGAACTATCTCGCGAGGTTGTAAAGCATAACTTCTTTCCCTTTTTGAAGTATAGTAAGGATAAGTTGACAAAAAAGTTTGATTACAATAAGCCCCCTTCGATTCGTGGAAGAGTGCCTTGCTATAATGGAAAGTGGGATGTTGAGATCTACGATACGAAGGCCGAGCGTATCTTTCCGTGCGAGAATGATTCTCTTACTCCAATGGATTTTGTCCCAAAGATGAGTAATGTCGCATGTGTTATTCAGTGTGGTGGTCTCTGGTTCGGCGGAAAGGGTTGGGGCGTTACTTGGCGCGTTAAGCAAATTGTAGTAAAGCCTCGCGAGGTTGTTAGCATTTTTGGTAAGTGTCATGTAAATTTGTCTACAGAAGATATTGAAACGATGGAAGCAGCCCCGACTGTTTCAGAAATTGAAAATGATAATAAAAATAATACCAGTACTCTTCAGGTGGAAGATAGTGACGAGGAGGAAGAGGAACAGGAAGAGGAACAGGAAGAGGAGGAAGAGGAGGAGGAAGTGGCACCTGTTCCTGAGCCGGAGCCAATAAAGAAGAAGAGGACTGTAAAGAAGGCGGTTAAGGAAGAGGAAGTTGCGGTGGCGGTTCCTGAGGATGTTGAAATTCCGGTACCCAAGAAGAAGACAGTAAAGAAGAAGGCAGTTGCTGCAGCATAAATAAAAAGTTTATAAAAAAGTCTGTTAGTTGTAATTTATTAATTAATTTGATAATATTTTTTTTTCAGTGGTTAAAGTAATTATGAAAACATTTAGTTTAGTTATTTTTATATTATGTTTTTATTTTGTAACTTCGTTTAAAAGACAAACACCTTTTTTATTTCTATTAAAACAAAACTATAATGATAAAAAAATAATCACGTTATCACCTGGTGGATTTAGAGGATTTTATGTATTAGGTTTATGTAAATATATAAAAGAAAATTATGATTTAACGGATTATGTATTTTCTGGTGCATCGGCTGGAGCTTGGAATTCTTTATTTTTATCATATAATGGTAACAGTGATAAATTTGTAGATAGTGTAATAGGTGTTGATATAAAAAAGCAGTCTAGTTTGTATAATGTACAACAAAATATAAAAGAAACACTATTAGATTTTTTCGATGAAACTGATTTCGATTTTCAAAAATTATATATTGGAACTACTATTATAAAAGATTTTAGATTTCGTCCAATTATATATAGTGAGTTTACAAATCTAGAAGATGCAATTGACTGTTGTATAGCTAGTTCTCATATACCATTTATAACTGGAGGTTTTAAATATAATTATAGAGGAATTAATACGTATGATGGCGGATTTGTTAAATTTCCATACTTAAATAATGAATATTCTTCAATACATATTACTCCTAGTATTTGGAATCCAGAAGAAAGTACCTTAGAAAAAATAAAAAGAAGAAAAAAAAGATTAAGTGATTATTCTACATTATTTAATAAGAACGGTCACAATATTAAAGAATTATATTTAACTGGCTATAATGATGCTGAAAAGAATAAAGATAAATTAAACAAAATGTTTGAAAACAATAATAAATAAATCATTTTTTATTATATAAAATATGATTCCTCGTAATATAGTACAAACTTCACGAAATGAAAAACCAAACGATTATGTAGTAAAATTAATAAATACTCGTTCTCAAGGATGGCAATATAAACATTATAGCGATAGAGAAGTTATAGATTTTTTTAAAGAAAATCCATTACAAGAGTTTCCATATATAATTCAAAAATTTCATTCTTTAAGTTATGGAGAACATAGAGCAGACTTGTTTCGATATTATTACTTATATATTAAAGGAGGTGTATATTTTGATACTGATTTAATGATAGAAAATAACATAGATGAAATAATTAAAGATTACGAATTTGTATCAGTAAACTCAAGTTATTTTCCAAACAGTATTTTTCAAGGATTTATTGCTTGCATACCAAATCATTCGATATTATATAATGGTTTAAAAAATTTATATGAAACGCCAAATGAAAAGTTAATTGCACATCCTTCAAATTTTCATGATATCTGTAGAAATTTTTATAATTTTGTTATGAACTATGATAATAAAGGTAAAATTTATTTATATCAAGAAGTATTTGGCGATAAGTTAACTGCTAACATTATTGATAAAGAAACAAAGTTAATAGTTATGAAACATTATCATATTAATAAAATTATACCGTTAAATTAATTATTGTAAATATAATCATAATAATTAATTAATTCGTTTTTTTAGGAATATTAATATCTTTCAACAATTTTGAAAAAATATGTTTGTTTATATTTATATAACAATGAGTCAAATAAAAATATTCAGTAGAATAAAACCTATATTGAATAATAATAATACAATTTCATGTATAGATAGCAATGATGAAGCAATAACTGTTAAGAAAATGCAAAAGGGTTGTTATAAAAATCGTCTAATAAAGAATGAATATAGATTTGATCATATATTTTCACATACAGATAGTAATATGAAAGTATATGATAAATTATATCTTGACATGATGTATAATCTTTTAAAAAAGAAAAGAGACGTAGTATTTTATGTATATGGCGAAACTGGTTCTGGAAAGACTCATACAATTTTAGGAAATTCTAAAGAAGACGGTTTTTTGGGAATAATTTTATTAGATATGATAACTGCATTCAAAATGTCTATACAAGTAAATGTAGTACAAATACATAATAATAATTTTTATGATGTATTAAATGATAACGTAGTTGTTTTACAACAAGAATGGTGTAATAAATTTACTTTATCAAATGTAAAAACCCAAGATATTAGTTCTAAAAATGATATTAATGAGATTAAGAATAAAATAATAAAAAATAGAACGATTGGAAAATCAAGTGAAAATAGTGAATCTTCTCGTTCTCACTTATGTATAACAATAATGTATGAAAATCAAACATTAAAAATATTAGATTTAGCAGGTTGCGAAAAAGGAAAAAACTCTATATGTACTACCCGAAAGATGTGTCATGAAAATGGTGGTATAAATAAAAGTTTGTTTTTTTTAAAAGAATGTATTCGTAGTTTAGTATTAAAACATAAACATATACCGTATAGAAGGTCAGAATTAACTAAATTTTTAAGGTCATCTTTTCAAACAAACTGTAATGCTTATATTTTATCAACTATCTCACAAAATATTGATAATATTCACACTACAAATGATGTTTTAAAATATGTATGTGATATGAAAAATATTAAACCTAGAGATAATAATTTACCGAAAATAAACAATAATTATTTGATAGAAAGTCCTCGGTATAAATATATGACAATGAAAAAAGATATGTTTTTGGGATTACAGAAAAAAGAAACAGATATATTAGAGAAAATGTTTCTTGAAAAAACTACGAAATCTTTATTTAATGAATACGTTAATATAGTTGATAAAAAAAGACAATTATTAATGAATTATACTAACAATATACCAGCTCCTCCTCCTAGAAAAAAAATAAAACCTTCGCCAAGGTTACAGAAATTAAATTTAAAATATAAATTATTCCACGGTAACGACTTTTGCTAGATTTCGCGGGTAGTCTGGATTATTTTCAAAATATACAGCTAATTCGTAACTTAATAATTGAAGTATAATATTTGCGAGCAATCCATGATAATTTTCGTTATATTCAATAACAAATATTTGTTCACTTGGTATAGGTACTTTTTTGTAATTTTCAGGTTTATTTGTAATTATAAATAATTCGGCATCTCGTGTTAATGTTTCAAATACTGCATTTAATGTTTTATCTCGATGTTTTTCGTCTGTATCTATAATAATAATTGGTAATCCTTTTTGTATTAATGCAAACGGTCCGTGTTTCAAGGCGGAAGATGAATAACCTTCAGCATGGAGATATGTTACTTCTTTTATTTTTAATGAACCCTCTTTTGCTATAGATTCATTTTGACCTTTTCCGAGTAAAAATACAGAACTGTATTTTTTAAATTTATAATATAATTTGTCGAATTTATTGCTTTTATCTTTAAGTAAATAGCTTATTTGATAATGAAATTTCATTATATCTTTAATTTTTTTAACTCTTGTTTTATAATAAAGATTTTTGTTTTGAGCAAACCAAATACTAATTAACGATAATGCAATACATTGACTAGTAAATGATTTTGTGGAAGCAACAGCGAATTCCCTACCTGCATTTAAATAAACCCCACAATCTGTTTCCCTAGCAATTAATGAGTCTGCGACATTTACAATACCCAAGGTTATATGGTCTTTACTTTTTGCAATTTCAATACATCGATGTAAATCTTTTGTTTCACCTGATTGTGAAAGTAACATCATTATACTTTTTCCTAATATTGGAATATCTGATTCATCAAACTCAGCTCCATCGAAAACTTGTATTGAGTTAAAGAATTTTATATCTTTAAAGTGATAACTTCCCCATAATCCAGCATGATATGAAGTACCGCAACCCAATATAATTAAATTATCACAATCTAACAATTTATCTTTAAAATTGTCTAAGCCGCCGAGCTTGACACTATCATCATTTAATATTCTACCGCCGTTATTTAAACATGAAAAAATACTGTTAGGTTGCTCATATATTTCTTTTATCATCCAATAGGGATATTCATTTGATAAACTGTAATTTTCATTTGTATTTATTTTTACTTTATATCTTTCAATGCTATTTTCAAAGTTAATTTTATTATCATTGATACTAATTTTAATTAGGTCATGATTATCTAAAATTATATATTTTTTAATATATTGATTGAATCCTATACTTTCACTTGAAACAATAATATAATCTTCTTCAAATCCTAATAATAACGGCGAGCCATTTCGAATTAACCACATATTATTTGGAAAATCTTTGTGAATAATACATAATGCCCATGTGCCTTTTAAATCAGATATAGTTTTCTCTATTGCAATTTGCATATCATTTTCATTTAAATAATAATTTATTAAATTTGCTATTACTTCAGTATCAGTTTGAGATTTAAATTTATAATTCTTTTTAATTAAAAATTCTTTTATTTCACTATAGTTTTCAATAATTCCATTATGAATTAGAGATATTTTATCATTTTCATCATGATGTGGGTGAGCATTACAATCTGTTTTTGGTCCATGTGTTGCCCATCTTGTGTGTCCAATTCCTATATTTGAATGTACTTTATTGATTTGCAATTTATCTTCTAGTATGGATAAAGCATTATTATTATTCGTTGAAGCATATTTATTTGTAATTATTTGATTATTTATAATTCGACTTATTCCAACTGAATCATATCCTCTGTTTTGTAATTTATACAGACCATTTAGTAAATATTCAATGCAATCTTTATTTCCTAGATATGCAATAATCCCACACATATATATAAAAATATATATATTTGTTATTTTGTTAACGAATGTTAATTATCAATTTCAATATGTATGAATACGTCGCTCAACTTTGAAACGTTAAATACATCATTTGATATTGTTTTTGGTATGCCTTTATTAGGTAAATGCAGTATTTGTTTTTTTTTAATTAATAGATTTTCACTGTTTATATAAAAAGTCTTGCTTTTACAAATATTTATTTTATGAAGTGGATTTTTCCATAAATCTATAATATTAAAGCTATGTTTTATAATAATGTTATTCTTATTATCAATCTCTATATTTTCCGGTAATTTTGGAATATTTTTAACATATAATTCATTGTTTGATAAATCAAGTTTTACTTCAGGTTGCCATAAAGGGATGTAATAAAATTTGTTATTATAATAGAGTTTATATATATTTTGCTCAAATAAATCATTTAATGTTGGATTTAATATGATAACTTCATCATGCTTGGTTTTTTCTTTAACTAATTCTTTAACTTTTTCAATAAACTGATTACTATGATGAAATATTTGATTGTAATTACGGAAAAAATCGTATAACTTTATAAGATTACTTTTATCAATAGTTTCTAAATAATTAATAGTCTTATCCTCGCACATATGTATGATTTTTTTAATTATTCCATTCAAAATGTTATCTTGAGAATTTTCATTTAAAATTGTGTTTATAAATTGATATAGTAAAGAATTGTAATTTTTGTCATCTTTCTCTTCTTCAAAGTATTCATCATCAATGTCCATATGCCCTCCATATCTCATTAGATATTCATATGCATCTTTAATTTCATTAAATTTATTTGTTGCATTTATTGATTTATTTTTATCAGGATGATATTTTAATGCCATGAATTTATATTTCTTTTTTATACTAGATTCATTTATTAATTCTTTATCTAAATCTAATAATTTGATTGCTGTATTATAATTCATTTAAGTTTTATTACTATGTTATAGATAATTATCTCTAAATGATATATTGGTCTATAATTATTATTGTAATATTTTAATTGTGAGTATAAATCATTGCTGATGCAAGATATATCTTTTTTATCTAATAAATCTAAAGTTATTAAATTTTTTAATATATACCAAATACATTCAATGATATCTAAATTATAGGTTAGCATATCATACAAATGATTTCGAAGTTCCATAAAATCAATTTCATTTTTTTTAATAACTATATCGATTATTTTATTACAAATAATGTCAAAACTATTTATTGGTAAGTCTCTAATTTTTTTTGATTTTAAGAATAATAGGTCAAAGTATTTTATATCTTTCAAGTTTGATATATTTGTTAAATCTGAATTTTTTATCAACTTATTTACATTGGTGTTTATATAATTTTTATTTTTGGAAATGCGATTTTTAATTAATTCATTGGTATATTTTATTTCATTTTTTTGAATTTGTTGAGTATTAAAGTTAAGGTATTGACTTTGATTTGGTTTTTTAACATCGATTATATTGCAAACATTTAATATTTTATTAGGTAAAAAACTAATATGTTCTGTTACAATAATGAATTTTATACATATATTTGTAGTACTATAATTAATTTGTTGTATATAGCTATAAAATATTTCTAGTAATTCTGAATGTATTAAGTGAAAGTTTTTACATACAATGAATCCAAACTTATTTGTTTTCATTGACACAATATCAATAATTTGACAAAATATTTCGTGCCATATTATTTTTGAATTACATCCTAATAAAGACATATCTATCTCATAATGAATATCACTTATTTTATATTTGTATTCGTTTTTTTCTGTTGCTGCCAGAATTCTATTTTCATATTTTAATTTAGATGGACTAAATTTTTTAAGAAATAATAATATTTGACTGTATTTACCAACACCAGAAGGACCATAAAATATTAGATTCTTAGTTTTTTGTATTTCATTTGATGTATAATTATTAATATTTAATAAATCTGGATGTATATTTTTTTTAGATATTGCATTTATATAGTCTTCAAATGTTGATTCATAATATTTCATATATGTATATTATAAATTGTATTACTTTTTTATACGCATTTACTTGTTTAAATATTAATCTTATATTCTTTATTAATCCATTCTATAAGAATACTTTTTTCACAATTTAAAAAACCATGTGGACATTTTTTTATATTTAAAAAAGAAGGCTTTTTCATAGTGGCTGTTTTATAAAATACATATGCTCCATATTTGCCTTTTCTTATATTGGCGTTTTCAGTAAGTTCTCTTAGTATATTAGTTTCATTTTTTGTTTTATTTTTTAAAAATTCAGTGATATCTAATAATGTTATATCAGAAATGGGTTTATCTATCGATTTTATACTTTCTCTTTTATCATTCCATTCTGCATAGTATCCATATCTTCCGTGTTTTATAAATATATCATGGTCTTCGTATTTACCCAAACAAATGTCTCCTGGATCTTTTAACTCTTCAAGAGAATATTTACCATCTTTTAATTTATCTATGTCTATTGATAACTGTTTGTTACCTTGTATATATTCTATTTCACCGTCTTCTTTTAAATGTTTAATTACGGGACCATACTTTTCGAAAATAAATTCATAATTTTCACAAATTGGATAACTTTTTTTTTCAAGATTTTTCATGGATGATGATAAAGTTTTTAATTCATTATAACATTCTTTGCAAATTGTGGCCCAATCGTCTATTTCTTTATTACTAATAAGGTCTAATTTATTTTCCATTGTTTTTGTATATTCATAAGTAAAAACTGAATCAAAGTTCTCCACCAGAAATTCTAATGCTAACTTACCGATAGGTTGTATGAAGAGCTTATTCTTTTCAGCACCAAAAAATTTTTTAATTTTATTCAGTTTTATTTTCTTATCTTCGAGAACATAATTATTACATTCAACTTCTATACCTTCGTAATTTTGTTTTTTAACATATCCTCTATCTTTTAATGTTTCAATAATAGTAGAATAAGTAGATGGTCTACCGATCTCTAAACTCTCAAGCTTATTAATAAGCCCTGCTTCGGTATAGTAACTATGATTATTTTTGACATGTACTTCGGCAGTTATCTCTTTATAATTGATAGTTTCATTTGCTTCTTCTAAAGATTGAAAGTATAATATTAGACTACGTAAACTATTTTGTATTTCTAATATGTTTTCTTTCTGTTGAACAATTTTCCATCCTAGAAAAAGAGGTATTTCTACATTGTGAATATAATTATCTTTATTTGGACTATTTATTTCTATTACTTGGTTTTCATAATTTCCTTGCGACATACAACTTTCGACCGAATTTCTCCAAATAAGTTTGTAAAGAGAAATAGTTCGGTTATTTGAACTACCAGGTATCGTTTTTAGTTCTAGTTGCGTAACTCTAATAGCCTCGTGTGGATTATTACTATTTTTATTAACAAGTCTATCGTGGTTGCCTATATATTTTTTTGAAAAGAAGGTAGTTTCTATGTATTTACTAGCCTTATCTAAGAATTGTTGAGAATATTGTTTACTTTCGGTACGCATGTAGGTTATATGTCCATTTTGATATAGTTCTTGACAAATATTCATTGTTTCTTTTGGTGACATTTGTAATGTGTTACTTGCAGTTTGTAGTAATTTTGATGTACAAAAAGGTATGGGAGGATTTTTAGAAAGTTTGGAGTTTTTTCCTAATTTTAATTTATGTTGAAAACCGATACTGTCATTTAAAAATTTTTCTACTGCTTCCTCGTTGTCTATATTTTTACTCAAATGGAATAATAGATTTTTATCTGTAAAGTTTCCACATACTTTGTATGATTTATCAACATCATCTTTCTTTTCCTGATCGTTTTCATATATTAACCTTAATGCTGGTGTTTGACATCTACCCGCGGATAAAGAGTTGTCTTTATTATTGTATAAATACTTCCATAAAAAAGGAGAAATTTTATAACCAACAATAACATCCAAAACTTGTCTAGCATGTTGAGCTTTAACTAAATCCATATTAATTTTGGTAGGACGCTGTAATGATTCTATAATAGCGTTTTTAGTTATTTCGTGAAAAATAATCCTAGGAGTAGATAATGGTAAATCAAATATTTCACATATATGCCATGCTATAGCTTCTCCTTCACGGTCGTCATCTGTTGCTAAAAAAATTTGTTCTTGTTTAAATTTATAAATAAATGATTTCATACTTTCAATATGCGATTTTTTTTCATCTATAATTGAAAAAGTAGGTTGAAATGTTTTTTTTGTATCTATTGATTTTAATCCTTTTAGTTGACGAAGATGTCCTTTTGACGCTATACAACAATAATCAATACCTAAAAAATGCTCTATTTTTGCACATTTTGATGGAGATTCCACAATAATTAAATATTTTGCATTAGAAAAATTATTACTTTGAATTTTTTTTGATTTATAATACTTAGGTGGCATGTATATTATATAGTGTCTTTTATTTATTATGTTTATAGAAAGGAAATTGGTATAAATGTATATTATTAATAAATTGTATAATAAATAAATTTTTGCTATGAATAAATTACCTATTGAAATACAAAATAAAATTTGGGAATTCTATTATAGCAATCTTCATTATACAAATGTGATATTGGAGTTAAATAAAAGAATAACTATTTGTGACAAAATAATAAGTAATGAAATCGGGGGATTCTCACAAGAAATATGTTTATTACAGTTTTATAGTAAGGAATTGTCAAAAGTATATGAAAAAGATGAATTAAAACGAAGAATATTTCAAATTTCATTTTATAACTTTGGTGCACCAAGGATTTTTTAAAATATCCATTAAGATAATATTATTTATGTCAATACAAAGAAAATTGATATAAATATTTATTATTGATTAATTGTAAAATAAACCAAATTTTGTCATGAAAAAATTTCAAATCTATATAAAAGACAAAAATTATACAGATTGGGAATTTAAAGATATTAATAACGAGAATATAGTTGATATTGATAAATACCCTATTTTACAGCAAGTGAACCCATTAGAGCAGAAATATTTTAGCAGAGATATTTTGATAGTTGATGAAAATAATAATTTGGTTCTCGAGAGATCTATTTTAAAAAATTCAAACACTATTGCAGGAGTACTTGTACTAGAAGGAAATAAAACTTATGGAAGAAAAAAGAAACGACTTCTGTATAAATGTATCCCAGATGATAAATATTTACCAGCATTTCTTGTTCCTTATGATATTAAAATGGGTTTCCAAAAAAAATTAATTAATAAGTATGTTGTATTTAAATTTCAAAGTTGGGATGATAAACATCCTCATGGTTCTTTAATTGAAACATTAGGAGATGTAAACAATTTGGAAGTGTTTTATGAATATCAGCTTTATTGCAAAAGTTTGTATATTTCTATATCTGAGTTTTCTGAAAATACGAAAAAAGCATTGAATATGTCACCACACGATGTGTTTATTGAGCAAATTATGACAAATGAGAATTATGATATCGAAGATAGGACTGATAGAAGAATAATCAGTATTGACCCCGAAAAAAGTACTGATTTTGATGATGCATTTGGCATAGAGCAGAAATATGAAGATGGTGTACAAACTGGATGGATAGTAAGTATTTATATAGCCAATGTGTATTTATGGTTAGAAACTTTGGATCTTTGGAAAACATTTTCACATCGTGTAGCTACTATTTACTTACCAGATCGAAAAAGACCTATGTTGCCAACAATATTATCTGATACATTGTGTAGTTTACAGGAAAATCAAAAAAGATTTGCCTGTACTTTGGATGTAGAATTCGATATGGATGCTAATATTATATTAGATAGTCTAGTCTATAAAAACACTTTAATTAGTGTTCATAAAAATTATAGATATGAACGTGAAGACTTACTTTTTAAAGAACCAGTTTATATTAAATTGTTTGATTTATCGTGTAAAATGGACAGAAATATTCGTACAAGCCATGATATTGTATCACATTGGATGATTTTTATGAATGCATATAGTGGTATCCAAATGATCTCAAATAAAATTGGTATATTTAGATCAGTAATATTTAATAAAGAGAATAATAATGATGAATTGTTATCTGGGCTTGAAATTAGTGATAATGCAAAAGCAGTAATAAAAAATTGGAATAATGTTTCTGGGCATTATATTAATTATGATAATGATGCAAAAATAGATCATCAATTATTGAGTGATAGTTTTTGTTATCTTAAAGCATTTCAGTATAAAAAATTAAAACCATATATACATATTACTAGTCCAATAAGAAGATTAGTAGATCTATTGAATCAAATTATTTTGATGCGTAAGTTTAAATTAGTAAAAGATATAGGAAATAATGCCGGTATATTTTTAAATGAGTGGATTTTACGATTAGATTATATTAATACATCTATGAGGTCCATTAAAAAAATACAAACAGATTGTCAATTGCTTTTCAATTGTACGAAAAATCCTGAATATTTAGAAAATGTATATTCGGCAGTAGTATTTGATAAAATAAAACGTACAAGTGGTTCATTTAATTATAATGTATTCATAGAAAAGTTGAATATAATATCTCGTATTACAACGCATGTAGATTTAAATGAATATGAAAAATGTAATGTCAAATTATTCATGTTTGAAACAGAAGATAATGTAAAAAAGAAAGTAAAATTACAAATAGTTTTATAATTACTATATATAAATAAATGCAAAATTTAGGAGAACGTAGAAGTAGTGTTAATTTTTTTCCACGGTCAAGTACTCAAGCAATTGATTCTCATAAATTTTTTAATAAACGATTATCCTTTAAGTCTGATCATAAATGGAAAACATGCAAAGATTTACAAAGGACGTTTGGTATTGATTTTGTTATAAAATATTACTGGGTTGGTTTAACCAATAATCAGAAACATAAACTTCGCTATATGGACCTTGAAGCAAGATTAGCCATTGCATGGAGCGATATTGAAGTTTTAAAGCAAAAAGTAAAAGAAGATGATGAGAATTATCATGATAGAATTCCAATGTTACTTGATTATAAAAAGAAATACAAAGAGGCTACAGAAGGAGGAAAGGATATAGAAGAAATGCATTTGAGTTCTACCACTTATGAAAATTACAGTAAAGAATTAAATGTTATTTATAATGAAATTTATATGAAAAATAGTGATTATAGAAAAAATGTGAATAATCAACTTACAGAATTGGTTGATAGGATTGAAAATATAATTTATGACTTCAATGACTTAATATGGATATCAAATTCCCCAGTAAATGAATTGACAACAAAATTCTTATTACTCAGAAATAAAACTGTTGATATAAAAAATTATTTTAAATTAACGAAAGATTTACCAAGTTCAAACTGTAATGATGAAGAAAAACGTAGAACCATGACAAGATTAGCAACATTAGTTCAAAGAAGATTCAGGGGATATCAGGTAAGAAGCAAAATGACAGGACTAACGGATGAAAGTTTTACAGATATTAGTAAATTAGATACACAGTCAAAGGATAATATGCAGACAATAGAAGGAGGTAATCGATATAAAAAGGATGATAACGAATTTTTAGAAAGTTATATATTAAATTACCATCCAGATAAAAATCTTGAACAAATCAAATATGTTGGTCATCATCAGTATTATTTATTAGATGTACCAAGAACAAGAGATATTTATAATATAATTTGTGAATTACAAACAGTGAAAGAATTTATTAAGGTATCGATTGACACAAACGACCAGCTTCCATTTAAATTATTACTTTTGATGTTTAATATGTTTATTTTGATTGGTGAGTATGTTTGGAATACTGGTGTTATTCAACGAGAGTTATACGATGATGATTATTAATTAGTGTGATTCTATATATTAAATTTTATTCGAGATACTTACATTCAAATTTTATATCATTATATATTAGATATGTTATTTTTTGAAAACTTTGTTCATACTTTTGCTTTAGAGAATAAGTGGACTATAATAGCTTATATATTAATTATAGTTCTATTTTTTCCATTTGAATCGGTTGTGCTACCGAAAATTTATGGAAGTTTATTTGACCAATTAAAAGGGGGTATTCGTGGTGATTTTTTTGATATTTTAGATAATTTAAAGAAAATGAATTTGCAAGGCTCAATATTTGCTGTATTAGTAGCCTGGCTAGTAATTGTATTATCGTATGGTGCAAAGCATCATTTAGAAGCAGAATTAGTACCGGAATATATGGCTCATACTAGAAAAGTATTGTATGATAAAACACTTAATGCTTTTAAAGATAATTACTCAGATGTAAGAGCAGGAGAATATTTATCGAGAATGTTAGAGTTAATGCGTAATGCTAAGGATTTATTTCACTATTTATTAAACGGTTTATTTCCCTATTTTATTGCTACCGTTTTTACTATCATATATTTATGTGTAAATACAAATGATATTGGGTATGTATTATTGATTTCTTTTGTTCTAACTGGAATATTTTTATATTTCATGGGTAATTATATTTTAGAACTTGTAAAAGAACGCGAGAATTATATGAATGAAAAAGTAAATCAAGGACATATACAAAATACTATTGATAATTTGATGAATATTTATATTAATAATGAATCTGATAACGAGATTAAAAAAAATAATTTGTTGGAAAAACAGGCTAGTGATAAAATGAATAAAATTATGTTTTATCAAAACCTTGCAATAACAACAGGGGATACAATTATATTAAGTGGTTATGGCATTTCTATTTTTATGATATATAAATTATTAAAAAAGAAACAAATTACTTCTGCAGAAGCAATCGTGTATATTTTGATTTTGGGGCAATTCTTAAGTTATGGTATGGATCTTATTGGTGGATATATACATAATATTATTTATAAAATGGGTATCATTGCTGCTGCTGAACCATTTTTATCTGAAATTATAAAAGATGAAACAACTAGAGTCAAGAAAACAGGAATAAGTAAGGGCGACATAGAATTTAAGGATATCTTCTTTAGATACAAAAAAGAGTCAGATGAATTGTTATTTGATGGATTAAATTTAAAAATTAAAGGAGGTAGTAGTATTGGTGTAATGGGACGTTCAGGTTCTGGAAAAACGACTTTAATGAAAATGTTGGTAGGTTTGTATAAACCAGAGGATGGAGTTATAACTATCGATAATAACGACATTAGTACACTTAATATTGAGTATTTGCGAGAACATGTAAATTATGTGAATCAAAATACTAAATTATTTGAAGATACTGTAATATATAATATGAAATATGGTAACGATTTTAGTGAAGAGGATATTATATCCAAACTCAAGAAATATAAATTAGATAGTGTATTTGAAGATTTACCTAATGGTGTAAATGGAAATGCGGGATTAAATGGAGGTAATTTATCAGGTGGTATGCAAAAGATAACTATATTGATGAGAGGTATTCTTAAAAAGGGAGATATAGTTATATTAGACGAGCCTTTAGCTGGATTAGATAAGAATACAATAGCAAAGGTTATTGAAATGGTACTTCAAGAAACTGCATCTAAAACATTAATTGTCATTACTCATGATCAAGCAATATTGCCTCATTTAGATAGAGTAGTTGATATTAATGCACTTTAATTAAAACATATCATAATATTATATAATATGTTTATCTCTATTGGTCACTTTTGTCATCCTGCGGCAAATTTAAAAATGTTAGGATTAAGAGAATATTCTTTCCCTTTTGATTGGTTATATATGCATAATGAATGTGCATTTTGGTATGTTAATCATTTAATTGAAACTGATTTTATTCATTTCACTGAAAAACCTGTTTATGATATTAAAGAAAAGGTTGTTTCTTCATATTACCCTGATGTAGAATTTTATCATCAAGATTTAATAACAAATAAAGTGCTGCCAGACCAACATAAGTATCCACGAGCCGGTCCTTTTACTTATCATGAAAATCTTGTGGATACTATGATGAGACGTGCAACCCGATTTATGAAATTTATAACTAATAAAGAAGAAAATATAGTATTTATTTGTACTATTCAATATAATACATTTATTAAAAATACAAAAATTTACGGTGAAATGTTACAATTCAGTAAAAATAAAAAAATACAATGCAAATATAAGGTATTAGTTTTGTTATATGAAAATGTAGATTTTGAATATAGATTACCTGATAAATATTTACAGTTAGATAATTTTATATTTCAAAAGTATGTTAGAGATTGCTCAAAGCATCCAACTTATGGAAATCCAGAAGATTTTCATAAAATTTTATTGAATAATAATTTAATATTTTAATTAAATATCGTCTAGATCTATCTCTTCCTCTACATCTATAGTAAATTTTGATGTAATGTTTTTTTCTATAACTTCATCATCTTCCTCGTCATTTTCTTGATTTATAAATTCAAAACCAGAGCTTTCATCTTGACTTGTATCTGTGAATGTGCTTGTTAATTGCATTTTAATTAAATTTTCAATCTTTATATCTGGTTTATTTTTAATTTGTTTAATGTCATTATCATCATAGATAGTCAATATGTCACAATTTTTTAATGTACTTTCCCATGTTCTTAAACCTATTAGCAGTATCATTCCTTTTGTAATTGTATTATGTCGTTTTTGTCTTCCGCGAAATTTATTTCTGATATGACCAATTAGACGAATATTATCATTTGTGAATACTTCACACATGCCATTACCGAGCATTTTTTCAACATAAGCAAATTGTTCTTCATCACATTCAGGTAAACGTATATGATCACCTTTGGGTTTATTTTGATGTTTACGTGCTAAACTTTTTGTTCCTGTTCCACCATGTAAATTTTTAACCATGATTAATTTGTTTCAATTATGTATAATTAAAAAAAGGTTTTTATTTAATCAATTTTATAATAAAGAATCAATTTTATAATAAATAAGAGAGAGATTAGTTGTTGTAAAGAGAGATAAGTTGAGAGTCGGGGTTCCAT